CGACGGGCGCGGACGCCGAAATGCAATTCGCTGAGGGGCTAGGAATCGAAGAGATTTCCTTCTGGGAATTGCCTCTGAATATCCGGAATCTCTGGTTGCTATCCGAATCAAGAAGCGCTATGGTGGCGAATGAAGACATTCACTAATGCCGCAGCCATCATTCTGGTGATTGCGTTTCTGATCCTGATTCTCTCAGCCATTACTTGGACTGTGATCAGTATCTGGTCGGCTATTCTCTGACCAGCCCAACCCAAAGCTCAGGAGGAACGATGAGCACACCGAAACGAACAAACCGCAAGGGCGACTCCCAAGGTCTCCCGAAGGCGACCACCGGCCCGATCGCACATGAACTCGTGCAGAACGATCTTCAGATTCACGCGACCGGCAGGTACGTCGAGGATCTCGATGAGTTGTACGACAGTCTTATGGACGGGGCGATCCTTGTCCGCAGCAAGATGCGTGCGGCAATCTCGGAGGGGTACGTCCAAACGATCACATCCGATCTGGACGCCCGACTCAAGCTGGGGATCGAACGCTACGGGCAACCACTCCAACCGTTCAACGGTCGCAACATGCTGCTCGACGCTTACGAAGAGATTCTGGACGCGCTCGTGTACCTGCGTGCCGCGCTCTATGAGATCGACCACGAGAAGAATCCGCGGCCTGCGATCTTCGAACCCGACCACGATGCTGACCCGCTGAACCCTCCTGGGCCTGGCGACAAGATGATCGAGGTCAAGCAGATGGCCGTCGATGACGACCCGACTCCGATCAAGCGGGCGGAACCCTGATGCCTTATGGGTTGGCGATTGACCTTGACGCGATCAAATGCGTTGACTTGGGACACCGATGGACCGAGACCTTCTACGGTCGGGCACCGGCAGGCAAGCGACGGGGGAACCCGATCCGCTGCTGCGTGTGCGACACCTGTGGGTCCGGGCGCATCGAGTACCTGAAGTGGGACGGCAAGGTCTTTGACCGTGACTACGACCCAGACGATGCGTACCTCGCGAACGCTCGTCTCCTGGGGCCATTCCGGGACCGGCGCACGGTCCTGCGTAAGGCCAAGAACGACCGACTGAAGAAGGAAGGGAATCGAGGCGAACTCAATGGCCAGTATGACTGAACAAGCGAAAGAGAACATGCAGATGGGGGCCAAGGCGATGCGCGCCGTCGAGGCGTATCTGGTCTACATCAACCAGTACAAGACCCGTGGTCGTCCTCTGAGCAGCAAGTCCATCCAGGACAAGATGGACAGCGAGACCATCCTCGCCAAGAAGGTGATCCTGATTGCCAAGTTGCATGAGGCGATCCGTCGGGAGGAACTGGCTCAGGAGGAAGAGACTCTGAAGCAGGAGTTCGTCAAGTACGCACCCTGGTTCTCGGACCAGCACGGCGTGACGTACCAGGCGTGGCGGGAGATCGGCGTGAACGCGTTCGTGCTCACTGAAGCGGGCATCAAGCCGTGAGTGACTTCTACAAACTGAACGACGATCACACCGTCACTCAGTGCAGCCTGGACGAATGGGCCGAAACAGAAGAGCACAAGGATCGGCGTGTCGCCTACACCGAACTCGGCACACGACGCGTCTCGACGGTGTTCCTCGGCCTCGACCACCAGTACGGCGACGGGCCACCCTTGCTCTTTGAGACGATGGTGTTCCCGAGCCACTCCTACGCCGATGATGAATACTGCGAGCGATACAGCACCTGGGATGAAGCGGTGGCTGGTCACGAGGCGACAGTGAAGAAGTTCAAAGACTCCTGATGGCATCGTCTGACATCTGTTGGAAGTCCAAGGGGTGCTCGCGCCCAATGGATCACTACGGACCCTGCAACAACGTCTTGATTTATGAATGCCTGTGCGACGAGCCCAGCCCCGAAGTTCTCAAGGGATGGCGAAGCGATCGTGGCGCAGCAATTCAATGCCGGAAGTGTGGTCGCTGCATCGACCCTCGCCCAGCACCAGTCGTGGCGGAAGCGACAGAATGAAGACCCGTTGGCACATCCTGTGCAACCTGTCGCTTCCGCCGCGTAATACCTCAAGTTCCTCTGGCGTGTTCTGTCAGCATGAACTACAGTTGTCTCTCCCAGCGAGCACCAAAACGAACCTCGCGGGAACTTGACAGTCCAGACAGACAAAGCAGAAAAGGAATAAGACATGGCAAAAGCCGATGCAATAGACGTGGTGGACGACGAAGAGAATGTGGCGGTTCCCGCCATCCCGGCCAACGACATCGATGGCCTGGAAGATGTCGATGAGACCGACATCACCATTCCGCGAATCACCATCGACCACAAGAACGGGTGGTTCGTTGACTCGCAGACCAACGAGACTTTCACGGAGTTCAAGTGCGTGATCCTGGGTCTGGTCAAGCAGCGTGTGCTGTGGCCCCCGACCCCCGGCGAAGAGGGTGAAGGTCCGCTCTGTCGGGCCGTCGACTTCCAGACCGGCTACCCGGACCTCTCCAAGTGGTTGGAGAAGTACAACGGGATCACGGCCCAGAAGCAGTCGGGGTTCACGATCCAAGAGGTCGAGAGCGGACAGCTTCCCTGCAACAACTGCGGCCTCAAGGAGTGGGAGTCGCATCCGAACAACAACACGCCGTGGTGCAACGAGCAGTTCACCTTCCCGATCGTCCGCATCACCGACGAGGGGTACTCGACGGCGTTGATCTCGTTCCAGAAGACCGGACTCAAGCCGTGCAAGTCGTACATCTCGGGGTTCAAGACCTCGCGGCGTCCGTTGTACTCGGCTCTGACGTTGATCACGGCGATCCACAACCGCAAGGGGACGGTGGAGTACGTCACCCCGAGCTTCACCCGCATCAGCGATTCCGACCCGACGGAATGGCCGAAGTACTCGGAGTCCCTCCACAAGATTCGGGAGTTCGTCACGACGCCGCGGATCATGGAGGAAGCGGTGACGACCGAGGAAAAGGAAGAGGAAGAGACCGCGACGCCTGAGCCCGCAAAGGCCGCGGCCAAGCCAGCACCGGCTCCCGTCATCGATGACGAGGATGAGGACGAGCCGTTCTGAGTCTGCGGGGGAGGGGGGTAGTTTAATCCCTTGATGCTATGGATAAGCACCCTCCCCCGCAACAAGATCGACAGGGGGGCGGGGGGTCTTCGTAGACGGGCGGATACCCGCCCCCCTCCTGTCACCAAATAGCGTCGGTTCTATCCGGGACCGACTTACAAAGGAGTACAAATGGCAAGTTTGATGGTCCCCTCAGTGGAAGTCTTGAGGGAGATGAGCGATTCGGAACTCATGCGATTGAGGACCGATGTCGCAGCCGACCTGGCGCTGATCCAGGGCCAGATTCGTTACGGAGATGACGGCAAGGACGACGAGTGGCGTCACCGCACCGGCATGGCGGCTCACTACCGGGAGCAGGGACTCCGCACGATCAAGAACATTCTCGCTGAACGACACGAGCACCGACAGGTCGCTCTCTCGTCCTGGCTGAAGTGTCTGACCTGCGTGGCCGACGCGGCCGTGGAGGTTCTGGACAAGTACGAATACGACGCCGAGACCGAACCGGAGTACGCCACTCTGGAGAACGCCGTGAAGTTGTATCAGAGCTTCACGGTGAGCGCACAGATCACGGTCGACTCATGAATTGGAACAAGGAGTCTCCAACTCTGCACGCCTTCGCACACTTCGCCATCGTGATCTGGCTGCTCGTGCTGACAGCCGCGGTGGCACGATGAAGTGGCTGATCATCCCCGCACTGCTCGTGCTCGCCGCGTGCGGTAGCGAGGGCGAAGAGTTCAACGATGCCCCGAAGCTGAACAACGTGGACACTGGTGCAGCACGCATCAGCTTCCCCGATGGATTCAGCAACGTGTCAGCCAAGTGCTTCGGCACTGACATGGTGTACTCATCCACCAACTCACCGTCAGGCAGTGGTCGGTCGATGGCCGTGTCGCCCAACCACCCTTGGTGCGCCGACGGCATCCTCACCGAAGAGGAACAGAAGCAATGACCGGCGCAGTCCGTAAGTCCCTGATCAAGGTTCAGGACTCCGTTGACTTCTACCAGCATCAGGTGGACGGCGTTCGCCTGGGCAACCGCATGGCCTCGTTCATCCTGGCCGACGAGATGGGCCTTGGGAAGTCCCTGACCGCTGCCACCGTGGCGGCTGTCGACTTTGAGCGGGGGTACGCCGCCCGTGTCCTGATCATCTGTCCCTCGTTCCTGAAGTGGAACTGGGCCGAGGAACTGGACCGGATGACCAACTTCACTTACACGATCTATCACGGGACGCCAAAAGAAAGATCGAAAATCCGCGACGATTTCGATTCTGACATCCTTATTACGAACTACGAGCAGATCGTCAACGACTTCGAGCCTATAAATGCCATGTCTTGGGACATCGTCATCGTGGACGAGGCCCACTTCATCAAGAGCAAGAGTTCAAAGCGATCGAAGGCGATCCGTCAACTGAAGCGGGGACGGATGTTCCTGCTGACCGGCTCGCCCATGCTGAACCGCCCCGATGAACTGTGGGCGCTGCTCAACGCCTGCGACCCCAACCGGTTCGCCCGGTACTACCCGTTCGTCAACCGGTTCTGCGTGATGGGTGGGTGGCAGTCGAAGCAGATCGTCGGAGCCAAGAACAAGGACGAACTGCGCGGCCTCCTGAGCGAGTACATGATCCGCCGACTGAAGAAGGATTGTCTCGATCTCCCCGACAAGCAGGTCATCCCGATCATCGTGGAATTGCACCCGGCTCAGCGGAAGATCTATGACCAGATGGACGCCGAACTTCGACTGGAGATTCCTGGCGATCCGGACCCGATGGAGGCCGAGAACATCCTGGTGAAGATGCTTCGGCTGAAGCAAATATGCGCGACGCCTGCGTCGATCGGACTGCCCGACGACTCGTACAAGTTGGACAAGGCGATGGAGATGATCGTGGAGTTCACGACCGATCCTGACGACCGTTCGCCTGTGGTGGTGTTCACGCAGTTCCGCGCCGTGCAGACGGCCATGGGGAGTCGCCTGGACGCCGCTGGCGTCCCGTACTGGGTGATGAACGGCGACACCCCGAAGGACAAACGGATCGCTCTGGTGAACGAGTGGGCGGCTCACCCGCAGCCTGGCGTCATCATGATCATGCTCCAGATGGGGGTTGGGCTGAACCTCACCGCCGCTAACAAGGCGATCTTCATCGATCGTCTGTACGTTCCCAAGCTGAATGAGCAGGCCGAGGATCGCATCCACCGCATCGGTGCCGATCTGACCAAGCCGGTTCAGGTCTTCAACATCGTCGCCAAGAACACGGTCGAGGAACGGATCGAGCAGATTCTCAAGGCTAAGCGGAAGTTGTTCGACTCGGTGGTCGAGGTCGACGCTTCGTGGAAGCAGGAATTGATCAAGCAACTGGCGAACGCATCATGACTGATACCCCGCCACCTGACGACCTGCTCTACGACGCCTGGGTGCTGCTCGCCAACGGTGCCTACTGGGACCACACTGACCCGAAGAGGCAAACGGAGTGGAACGACGCCCGCGACCGCTGGCGCGACAAGTGGCACGCAGCAACGGGGGAGCAATGACGAACCAGAGCGAAAGCGAAGTCATCTATTACCGCTCCAAGGACGGCAAGGTTCATCACGGAATCCACGTCTATCCGGAGCATCGCCTCTTCTGCGCCGATTGTGGCTGTGACGTTACTGACGAGTTCTACATGCTTCATAAGTCATTGTGGGATGAGTACGTCCACGCCGATGGCTGGTATTGCGTGCCCTGCGTCGAAGATCGCATTGGCCGTCGCCTGGAACGGGCTGACTTCAAGCTGTGTCCGATCAACGTCATCACCTTCCGCAAGACCGAACGCTTGCTTGAGCGCATGGGTGGAGAACCCTTGAACCCCGAAGACCTTATGAGGGACAAATGAGCGACGACTGGAACGAACTGTTCGATCGAATCCTTCCGGACGCCGAGGGAGAAGACCTCACCGACGAGGACGTGGAGCGTTCATTGCTCCACGGCATGAGTGACGAAGACATCGAGGCGGTTCGCCGCGACTCTCCAATGGACGCCTGCACCTGTGGCCGCATCATGCTTGGGCACACAGACAGCGGCTCCCGCAACTGGAACCCCGACTGCGAAGAACACGGCGTGAACTCGGCTTGGTACAACAGCGAGACGCAGATGGTCAAGCGTGCTGCTGCTCGTGAGCGCACCATCGATCTGCAACGGCGAGCGCGTGAAGCGCGGCGCGACTCAATGCCTGTGGACCCGTTTGGGCAAGGGCGACTGGAATGAATGAGTACTTGATCGCCCATTGTGGCCGATGCGGAGCGACGTGGGCCTTGGATTTTGAGCCCGATCAATGTACTTGCGAGGGGTTCATCGAGCACCCCGACGATGTGATCCTCTCGATCGAAGCCGAAGACTACGAGTCAGCCCTTGAGGCTTACCGCAAGGAGACATCACTGTGATCCTCTATCCACCCGACCACGAGGGGCCGACTCCCGACGGCACCCGGAGCAACGAGTTTGAGTGGGCCGCGTCGCAGATGCAGAAGGGCGATGTCTGCTGGTTCCGACGACGCCCATCAAAGGCAGGCGGAATCAACGCACTGACACCCTGGACCCGCGGCACCTTCTTGTCCTCCTACTACTACGACGGCGTCATCGCCAGCGTCTACGAAGATGACCCAGACGATCTCATCAGATACTCATTGTTCCTTGACTTGGGCGATGAGCTTAGAAAGGATAATCCATGCCACGACGGTTCAATCTCAAAGACAGCCACGGCAACCTCCACTTCATAGAGGCGGAGATCATCGAGTTCGATGAGAACGGGTCGGTCACCTTCCTGTCCGACGACAACGCCGACGCACTGATCGCTTGCTTTGCTCCCGGAGCCTGGCTGGCGGTCTTCACCATCGCGGACCAGGCGCAGCCGCTCTCCGGGCCACCGGCACCCCCGTCCAATGGATGAGAAAGAACAAGTCGAGATGGCGCTCTCGGCGCTGACGTACATCCGCCAACGGTGGTACGGCTCAGGCCAGGACAAGCCGGGGTGGGCTCACCACACCGTTCATATCGACAGCATGATCACGGAACTCAAGGTTCTACGCACCCGACTGGAGGCCCAATGCTCGACCCCAACAAGTACCTTGTTCTGAAGCGCAAAGATCTGAGTCTCAACGCGCTGGGTGAACTGGAGCGGATCGAGGTCGAGGATGCCATCGTCATCCGCAGGCAGGACATCTTTGCCGAGGCAGGACTTCACGCCTACGCAGCCAACGTCCTGACCGGCATCGAGATACTGAGCCTTCTTCCCCAGATTGCCGGGATGGTCGACATCGAACATCTCCAGGACATTGCTGATTACTTCCACGAGCAGGCGGTCTCTTGCAAGAGAGACACCTTCTTTCGTAAACTTCCGGATTAATGGATGAGCCTCCGGAGACCTATTCTCTGATCCAGGTCGCCGCTCTGTTCCGAACGGACAGAAGGTCAATAAGACTTCGATTGGAGAGGGGTGACTTCGATTACACTGTGAACGAGTTGGGTCATTACAAGATCACCCGCGAATCAGTTCTCCGACATCTGGAGGAACTTCAAGTCAGGAACAACCGCATTGATTAAGAAAGCTGCTCGATGGCGAACACACACATAGCGACAGTCTCGGCGGCGCTTCTCCACGAAGCGTTGAGTCGAGCCAACAAGGTTGCCCCCACCAAGGGGAATGCTCACGACCGCGCTGCTGGTATCCAGATCGACTTCCGACTGGATGAGGCTCACGTCAGGGCCACCGATCTCGATGTCACCTTCTACCAGAAGATTCCGGTCGAGCAGGTCAGTGAAGAATGCGTCCTGCGTCTGTCGGGGGTGGTGCCACCGTTCGTGGCGTCGCTCTCGATGGACAAGAATCAGGTGATCCGATTCTTCCGGGCCGAGAACAAACGCATCATCGTCCAGTACGGCAAGACCCGGACCAAAGCGACCATCCCCACCATCACGGGCGAGTACCCCACCGTTCACTGGTTCGACTATGAGCAGATGAGCGACGCCAGCGAACTGGGAAACAAGATCGCATCGGTCGCGTGGGCCACCGAGGACGACGCATCCGGGGTGCTCTCCGGGATCAAGATCGACGGGAAGTGGCTGGAGGCTCTGTCCTCCAAGAACGCTGCCCGCATCCAGTGCGAGATCGAGAGCGACGTGACGGTGATCGCCGTCCTGAAATCTCTCGTGCCACTTGTCAAGTCTGGTTCCCGACTGCGGATGATGACACAGGAGGGGCGCATCGTCGTGGCCCTCGATGAGATGACCCAGGTGACCTCAACCACGGTGCTGGGGGAGTGGCCGAATCTCGTGGAGCGACTGGAGCGCTTTGAGTTCCCGAACTCGGTGACGATCCGGAAGACCCGGTTCACCGAGGCACTGAGCCGTGTCCTGAGCTTCGTTCGCAACGACCGTCTGCCACGGGTGCGGGTCACTTTGACCAGCGATTCGATCGACTGCGTCCTGACCGGCACCCTGAACGGTGACGTGCAGGACTCCTGCGCGATCAACAGCCGCTCCGGAATCGAAGAGGACGTGACGTTCTACTTCAACCCGACCTGGCTCCTGGAGGCCATCGACACGTTCCCCGGAGCCTCCGTCAAGATCGAATACAACGGAAGCCTCCAGCCGATCCGTCTGACAGAGCCGTCCACAAGCTACGAGGCTTACGTCATGCCGATGCGAGACCTGGAGGATGGAACATGACCGACAGAATGAGAAATAGGAGGAACAATGGTTAAGAATCCTGGGCCTGACAGCCTGTACCCATACGCTGGCTCCAGCGGATGGTCGGGCACCGACACCAGCAAGACGTCGGCCGACAAAGATGATGCCGAAGGGCGCACCCTTCGCCGCCACCAGATCACGATGGGGCACCTGGCCAATGCCGGTCCCCGCGGGGCAACGGTCAAAGAACTTCGTGACACCTACCCCGAGGATCACCACGGACGATGGTCAGCAGCGTTGAGCCGAGCGCATAAGATGGGATACATCTGCATGTTGGAAGATCAACGTGTCGGTTGCCATGTGTACGTCCTGCCTGAATGGGTGGGCGACCGCGTCACGATCGCTCCTCGTCCTCGTCGGATGTCCCAAGTGGTTCGGGGGGAGTTGAAGGCTCTGGCCGAGGCTGGAGACCTGGACGGCATCTTGGAATACTTGGATGATTCCCTCGTGACCGCCCCGGCATGAGAGATCACCGGAAAGACCCCGCCGAGGACTCCGACATCACTGACTTCGTCAACGAACACACGGGGGAAGGGCTGGTCCGGGTGGGCCGACACACACCCCGGAACAAGAAGCGAGCCAGGATCGCAAAGGCATCCCGGAGGAAGAACCGATGACCGACAGAACGATCGCGACCATCGGCCCCCATCCGGACCCGTCGTGCCGCGGTGTGTGGTGCGTCTTCATTGACGATGGAAGCGGCGAAGATCATCACCGCATCCTCTCCACGCATTCCACCCGCGACGGAGCAGCAGTCTCTGCGAACCAGATCAACAAGGCTGCGTTCAATGAGAAGTAATAAGGGAATCGTCTACGTCACAAGAAGCGGAAGGGCTCTGACCGGTGAAGAAATTGAAGTGCTCGTGGCACAAGCCGAGGTCAACGAACTTGAACTGGCCGATCGCTTCCCACCGGGGAGAACGGAGCCCGACGCCGACTCGCGCCTGGCAGCACGAGCCATCAACCAGCAGTACCAAGCCCTCATTCTGGAGGGGATGGATGATGATGTGGCCGTGAGGATCATCGGAATGATGCTCGCCAACGCCGCAGCAGCCTTTGAGCAGGGGGAGTGAACGCCCCGGATCGCCCGCTCAGCGCCCGAATCAGCCGCGAAACCCCTGGTTTTGGTATCCCTGGAGGGTCTAAATTGCCTACGGGCGCTCAGGGAGGAGCAAATGCAGCACCTTGACGAGCCGAAGATGGTGTTTGTGGTCGCCAGGGGAGCCGACGCGACCGAGATGGTCGACAACGAAACCGCCATCGTCAACTTCATGATGACCCAGCATCCGGGGAACGTGTTCCTGTGCCGTGGCAGCTTCCTTCTGATCGAACTGAGATGCCCCCGACCGATCGAACAGTGGTCAGAGTTCTACATCAACTTGTTGGACCGTTGCGATGCTTTGTACTGCGTCGAGGGTTACCGCACCCACCCTCTGGCTGACTGGGCACTGGAGAACAACATGCCCATCTTGGACGACTACATGGACTTGGAACTGTTCCTCTCAGGGTTGAGCGTTCAGAATCCGGAATAAGCAGTAAAGAGCACCCATGAGGGCCAGAGTCGCGAGCACCAACGGAACAACGGTGTGAGACCAGTGATCACTTCCCTTTGGGTCTTTGTATCGCTGATCCACGAGGCGGGAGTCTGCTGGATTCCGAACACTCAACCCACGACAGATAGGAACAATTCATGAAAAGGACATTGACCATCATCTTGGTGGCCGCGGCCTTTGTCGGCTTCGTCGCTTGGGGGGCGGGGGCATCGGCTACTACGCTTCCGCCATCGACCACTACAACGACCACGGTGTCACCCACTTCTACGGTGACGGATGCGACGACGACCACGGACGTGCCGACCACCCTCTTGCCCACGACAACCACGACGGTCCACCCGCCGATCAACGGCCCAGCAGTCGTGGAACCCGGCCCTCATCCGCCCATCCCGATCCTGGTGCCGACGACGACGACAACGCTGCCCCCTGCACCGGCAGGGACGCTTCCGCACACTCTGTGAGATGCACTTCATAAACAACAAGTTCCCGTGCTGTACCAAGAAGTCTGGTCTCCATCTTGGGAACTACATGATTGGAGACACGCTCACACGGGCGTGCCCCCGATGCGGAACGCAGTTCACGATCAAGTTCACCGAGACCACACTCGGCCTCGACGGATTCATCAAGATGGAGTGGACAAGATGTCAGCCCAATGGTACTGGGTAACCGGGATCAACCCGGAGCCCTGGACAGCCGGAACCGCCTTCCGCTACGGGTCCAGCAAGCGGCTGGGGATCGCCAAGGATGGCAAGCTGAAGGCCTACCAGGAGGCTGTGGCCGACGAGTTCGTCTACCAGAACCCGCACTTCATCCCGATGATCGGGGAGCTTTCCCTGACCTTCTTCTTCTGGAGATCGTCAGCGCATGGGAATGTCGCTGACGCTACGAACCTTCAGAAGTCCACCGAGGACGCGCTCCAGAACATCTTGTATGGCAACGACCGGAACAACCGCCACGCATCGAGCACCGTCATGGAGCAGACGCCCCAGACCGCGCCGCACATCCTGATCCTGATCGCTCCGTGGGAGCGTCCGGAAATCGAAGTCCCGGCAGGAGTCATCATCCCCAAGTACGCCAACATCGACTGGAAGCCACCGAGTGACGACCTCTTTTGAGATACCTCAACGAGTCATCGATCGATACCTCGCGTCCCTCTCACCTGAGGGCGAGTGCTTAGTGTCGTCGTATTCGACTCGTGGCGGATACACCCAAATTGGCTGGAACGATTCTGAAGGTAAAACCCATACGATCCTTGGTCACCGCGTGGCGTGGTTTGCTAAGTGGAGATGGTTACCCACATTGCCCGACACAATTGATCACATCTGCCACAACCAACGATGCGGAAATCCAGCACACCTACAGATACTTACCAATGTAGAGAACTCCAGACAAAATGGTTGGAGCAGAAGAACTCATTGCAAGTGGGGGCATGAGTACACACCCGAGAACACACGTTGGGACAAGAAGAAGGGTGGTCGGGTCTGTGTGGAGTGTCGACGCCGACGCTACCAAGCCTTCCAAGACAAGTGTTGATACTAAGTTTAATCTTGATTACGATCTACGTTTTCGCCTGCGCCCTGCGCCCACATCTTGAACAGGAACTTCATGCAAACAGAAGTCAGAGACCACCCAGCGAAGTACAGCCCGCCGATCCTGAGGGTGATCGAGACGATCCTTTTAGCCGAAAGCCTCAAGTGTGATCACGAGATCACAGTCTTCGATTGCTTCGGTGGCACGGGTCTGATCCATTCGCTTTCGATGCCTGGGTTCATCCGGACGGAGGCGATCGAGATCGAACCGGAGTGGGCGATGGCTCACCCCTGGACGCGGGTGGGGAATGCTTTGCACGTCGATGCCCCCGACGAGCACTACGACGTGATCTGCACGTCCCCGACCTACGGGAACCGGATGGCCGACCACCACGAGGCCAAGGACGATTCCAAGAGACTGACGTACCGACACCAGCTTGGCCGGATGCCGCACGAGGACTCCTCTGCGATTCTCCCGTGGGGACCGAAGTACTGGGACTTCCACAAGAGGGTGTGGGTCGAGCAGTCCCGGATTCTCCGTCCGGGTGGGCTGTTCATCCTGAACGCCAAGGACTTCTACCGCACCCGGAAGATCAAGGGAACCAAGGTCGTGGAACTGGTCGAGGTCGTCACCTGGCACATGGAGGCTCTGCTCGCTCTCGGATTCAAGGTGGAGAACACAACTCCCGTGCCGGTGCGCGGGATGAAGATGGGTGCCAACCACAAGCGCCGTGTCCCCTACGAGATGGTTGTCGAGATGAGGAAGCGCAAATGAGCGACAGGATGACCACCTACCGCCGCGCCGACGGCGAGATGATCGGTGACTTCGCCTGGGTCAACGATCGAGAGTTCTTCGATGAGGAGGACGAGCCGATCGATCTCATCGAGGAGCACTGGGTCAAAGTCAAAGAGATCAAGCTTCGCAAGTATCCACGGCACTATCTCTGCGAGGAGTGCGGGGGCGAAGGATGTGACCAGTGCGAGGACGGCGAATCCCTGGACGCTGACCGTTGGGTCGGCTTCTGGACACAGGAGGAACTGGATCGGGCCAAGGCTCTGGGTAAGGAACTGGGTAAGGTATTTCAATTCCCGGATGTCGGATCATGAAGCGAACCACCGCAATGAACGTCATCATCGTGATGGCGCTGTTCATCCTGATGGTGGTGTTGTTCGTGATCGCGGGCTGGATTCTGAACGGAGCGTTGTGAAGGTTCACGTCTACAAGATTCGGAAGGACGACCTCCGAGAGAGGGAGGATCTCCACTTTTGCACCCACTGTAAGGGGTGGTACGGTATCCCCCACTACGGACTCCATTGTCAAGAGGATCGTCCGTCCCAATATCCGGTCACTTGTGCTTGTCGGTTCTGCAAGCAGAAGATCGGGGTACCCATCACGGGCGAGTTCGGATTCTTCACAACTGCTAAGGAATGGCAACCATGAGTGACAACGGTGACGAAGGGCTTGAACTGACGATGCCGTTCGTCAGCGTCACATCCAACGGCGGGCCGCACGACGACGAGTCCTACGCCTGCGGTTGGGAGATGGGATCGCTGGATGCGCGCCTGCGGATGGCGGCGTTCCTGGGAACCAAGCCCGAACGCGAGGTCATCCACACGGCCAACATCGAGCAGACCGACCTGATCGCCATGAAGCATGGCTTCAAGACGGCCTTCTATCACAATACTTACAGCGAGGACTATGACGAAGACTGGACGGATGTGACCTTTCGATGAACGAAGTACTGCACGGTGATTGTCGGGAGCTTCTCTCGATTCTCACATGGAACCGGCAGGTCAATTGTCTCCTCACCGATCCGCCTTATGGAGTTGACTTCCAGTCGACCTACGGGAAGAACGAGACCGACCGCGAGAACTATCAGCGCAAGATCGCTGACGACCACGGGGTTGACGATGCGATCGAGAGCTTCGATGACACCCTGAAGCTGATCATCCCCGCTATGGCTGATCTCTGTGAAATCTATGTGTTCTCCGCTTGGCAGGTTGCCCCGGAGTGGCAGAAGTATCTTGAGTCACTTTCGGCTCACGGGATCGACCTCAGGCAACTGCTGATCTGGGACAAGGGATATCCGGGGATCGGGGATGTCAAGTACAACTGGGGTGCCGGTCACGAGTTCATCTACTACCTCAAGAAGGGTCGTCGGAAGGTGCCGTACCGGCGCTCCGGGATCATCGCCGTGGACAAGGTTCGCCCCGGCACCAACGTCCACCCGACCCAGAAGCCGGTGGGGCTGCTGAAGATCCTCATCGAGTACAGCACCGACCCCGGCGAGTTCGTCTTTGACCCCTACGCGGGCTCAGGATCGACCATTGTGGCCGCTCAGGAATGCGGTCGGGACGCCATGGGGATCGAGATCGAGGAGGACTACGTCGAGACGGCGCGGAAGAGGCTCTCGCAAGGAGGCTTGTTCGACGTGTAAAGTGCTCGGCATGTCAGATTCCGATGTGCCCCAGAGCACCACACGGCGTATCGAGCCGTATGTACTTATCCCCGGCATCCAGCGCGACGGCGTCGAAAAGGAACCGGTTCCTTCCTTCCGTGACTACCTTGAGGCCAGGGGCGACGCCGCCCCGGTGCCGATGGCCGACCCGGAGGACGACCAACTCCATCTCCGAAAGTGGGTCGAGGACGGCGGCTACGTCAAGAAGCCGGTCTACACCCTGGACCCGGACGAATCATTCCCTGAGGGTGACATCCCCGAGGTTTGATGCTGGAAGACCCGTGGCGACGTAAGGCCAAGTGCTTCGGGCTCGACCCGAACATGTTTGTTCCTTCGACACCCGGTGGGACGCTCGACCCCGCGAAGAACATCTGCAACGGAAGGGACGGTCTCCCTGCCTGCCCCGTCCGCGTGGAGTGCAACCACTTCGCCAACGAGCACGGGCTGATCGGCGTCTACGGCGGGGTCGTGCATTCTTCACGCTCCACAGAGATCGTGGTGATCGTTCAGTTGCAGGACGCACGACCCCGCCCAAGCGTCAGAGACCGCGGAAAACGGGAATGAGTTCGACCGGCATCTGGAATCCCACCGCTCGCTTGTAGCCACTACCGTCCAGTCGGTAAGCTGATTCGATCGGGACGACAGCGTGCTTGTCAAGGCCATCTCTCACCAGACCATCCCGTCGCGAAACGTATGGCTTGGTGAAGTTCCTGAGCGATGATCCGTGCGGTCGACCAGAGACTTTGTAGGCCATGTCTCGTCCACAAAATCCATCGTCGCAATCGGCTGCTTCTCGAAGCACCGCTGCGGTGTCTGGTGGCAGATCATCCAGATATCGAGTGGCCCAGGCAGGCGTCCATCCCAGGACGGGTTTGAACTTGAACAGATACTTCTTCCTCGCTTCGATGCAGTCCCTCTTGTACGCCTCGTGATCACTGGGGTCCATTCCGTCCAGTGGGAGTTCGATGACGTAGCGCGTCATCTTCCGGATCGTGGGTTCTGGCTCGGACACTTGGGTGCCTCCTATTGAGTCGGTTGAGTTTGACGAACTCAATATATCAATATCCGAGATCGAGCGCAACGGCTGGACTCCAAGAACCACGATGGGTAGCGTCAGTCACATGCTTTCTGTAGATGACGGATTCGCCAGCGGCAACTTCAACCTTGCCGACATTCTCTTCTTTCTCGCCACCATCGTGTTCTTCATCGCCTTCGTTCTGGAGGTCTTGAAGAAGGAATCGCCACGGCCGGTCTACCCGATCCTGATCGCGGGAGGACTGACCTGCGTCGCTCTCGCTTGGTTTGTGATTTGAGATAGGGTGCCTGGTCCCCCGTTCGTCATAGAACATCTTGCGCGAGGATTGACCCGTTCGCGCTGGTCTAATCACAAACGCAGCGAACGGGGGACACAAACCGAAGACCCCCCGCGACTGGAACTGGTCGCTGGGGGGTCTTGGAAGTACAGAGATTACTGAACCCGTGGGGGTGATGCAACCCCCTCAGTGAGCCGGGGGATGGACGCGAACGTCGATCCAGGCCAACTGATCCTCAGGCCACGTCTTGCCATCGATGTGCAACTTCAAGTCGTAACGTCCCGCGGTTCGGTTGCTCAGCCAAGATGTAAGTGGAACCGTCACCATCTTGTCTGTCGCGCTGAGCACCGAACCGGGGAGACCTACCACGGTCGAATCATCTCCCGAGAGATCGGCCGTGATCACGGCTCCCGGAAGTAGTAAAGCAAGGCCCGACAACTCGATGGCGATGCTGTCGCTGTCGCCTTTGTATCGGACCCAGGACACGGGCATTGCAGTCATGGGATCAGAATACCTTTCTCCGATGCGGCCGGTCTGATGACGGTCGGCTTGTCCGTTCGTTCCATCTCGCGCTCCTCATCCACCCGAGTGCAGGCCCGGAGGAGATCGAGTCGTCGCATTTCCAACTTGTAGCCGTTGAGGATGGTGTGCCCGAAGAGGCAGAGGGCAGCAGCCACCATCGTGTCGCGGCCGTCGGTGGCACCGAATCCGCCAGCGGAGTTTCCTGGAGGGGCGTGCAGCCCGACCGCAACGAACGTGTCCCGACCATCAGTGGTGACGGTGTTTCCAGTGAAGGTCGGGACGACATGGGCGACGGCGATGACGAGCGTGTCTTGCCCGTCAGTGAGCGCCAGGGTCGCCGTGAAGAGGGGCGGCGTCGAGACAGCCAGGGCGACAAGTGCGTCGACGCCGTCGGTGAGCGCCAGCGTGCTGGAGTGCGTCGGCGGGATGGTGGCAATCGAGACTTCCAAGGAGTCTCGGCCATCGGTGCCGGTTGCTGTGCTCGTGAACGTCGGGACGACCGTGTTGGCGACGGCCACCATGGTGTCGAGGCCGTCCGAGATCGCCAGGACGGCGGCACCGACCGCACCGGCCACCACCGAAGTGACGATGGTGTCCCGACCGTCGGTGAAGTCGATCGTCCCGGTGTGGGTCGGAGGAGTAGCCGAAGCCGAAGAGACGATCGTGTCCCGGTTGTCAGTGAAGGTGAGTGTCGAGGTCGCCAGCGGGACCGCAGCGGTGGCGAAAGCGTCGATCGTGTCCGCGCCGTCGATGAATCCAAGCGTGCTGGTGAAGGTCGGGACGACCGATGTGAGGACACCGGCCATCGTGTCGGTGCCGTCGGTGATGATGATGAAGCCGACGAGCAGCGGAACGGTGAGCGAAGTCGAAGTGACGATGGTGTCGAGACCATCGGACTGCGCCAAAGCGACCGAGTTGATCGGGACGCTCTGGATTGTCGCTTCAAGCGTGTCGACGCCGTCGGAGACCGCCACGGTGGCGGTGACCGTCGGGATGGTGCGAGTAGCAGAAGCGACGAGGGTGTCGAGACCGTCGGAGATCGTCAGTGCGCCAGCGGAGTTGCCGGGAGCAGCGGAAGTGCCGACGGCGAAGAGCAGGTCCGGTGTCTCGGTCGCCGCCATCGAGCCCGTGAGGGTCGGGGGGACCGTCGAACCGATGCCTGCAAGCGTGTCCGGGCTGTCGGTGGCAGCGAATGTCGACAGAAGCAGCGGGACGGTGGCGGAAGCCGAAGCGACGATGGTGTCGGCTCCGTCGGTGACCGCCAGGGTCGGATCGTTGATTGCAACGAACGCAATGACGGCTGCAAGCGTGTCCGTACCGTCAGCGACGACGAAGGTGCCAAGCAACGTCGGGATGGTCGTCGTCGCCGCAGCGACGATCGTGTCCTGACCGTCGGTGATGGTGAGCGCACCGGCCGAGTTCCCCGGAGCAGCGTGGGTGCCGGTGGCGACGATCGAATCCGCGCCATCGGTGAGTGCAAGCGTGCTCGTGAAGGTCGGGGCAACCGTGGTACCGGTGACAAGAATGGTGTCCGGGCCATCCGTGACGACCAAGTTGCTCGTGGTCGTCGGGGTGACCGCGGAGGCAGCGGCCACCATCGAGTCGATGCCGTCGGTGACGGCGACGGAGCCGCTGTACGTCGGAGCAGTGGTCGCTACGAGCGCCGTCAGGGCGTCTGGGCCGTCGGAGACCGACAGAGTGCTCGTTTGGGTCGGAACGACGGCTGTGGGGACGCTCAGCAGCGTGTCCACGCCGTCTGTGAGCGCCAGAGAGGCCGTGAACGTGGGTGCGGTCGTGGTTCCCGCAGCCGTGATCGTGTCGATGCCGTCAGCGAGCGCCAGGACGGCCGCGCCGACCGCCCCGGCCGACACAAAGGCCGTCAGGGTGTCCAGACCGTCCGAGAGGGAGAGCGTCGAGGGGTTGGGAGGCGGAATGGCGTTGACCGCGGTGACGATCGAGTCAACGCCGTCAGTCTGCGAGAAGGTTGAGACGAAGAGCGGAACCGTCAGGCTGAGCGAAGTGACGATGGTGTCGACGCGGTCGGAGATCGACAGCGTGCCGGTGAAGGTCGGGACCGTGGTTGTGGCCGTCGCCACCATCGTGTCGATGCCGTCGGTGATCGCCAGGATGGCCGCACCGACCGCACCCGCCGAAGCGGAAGCAACAAGCGTGTCCGGGCCATCGGTAAGAGCCAGCGTTCCGGTGAAGGTCGGTGCGGTGGTCGACCCCGACGCCACGAGAGCATCCGGGCCGTCCGTAAGTGCCAGGGTGCCTGTGAACGTCGGGGCCGTTGTGGAGACGCTGGCGACGAGGGTGTCGATGCCGTCAGTCTTGACAAGCGTGCTCGTGAACGTCGGTGCGGTCGTGGAGACCGCTGCCACAAGTGTGTCGATGCCGTCGGTCTGGGCGACCGTACTGGTGAAGGCGGGGGCCGTCGCCTGGGCGGAAGCAACAAGCGTGTCGATGCCATCGGTGACGGCAACGGTGCCGGTGTGGAGGGTACCCGAAGCGATCGTTGCGACGATGGTGTCGACGCCATCAGTCAGCGCAAGTGTGCTTGTGAACGTCGGAGCAGTCGTGGAACCTGCCGCCACCAGGGTGTCGAGGCCGTCGGCCTGAGACAAGCTGGACGATACCGACACCGTCGCGGTCGCCACCATCGTGTCGGGGCCGTCGGTGAGCGCAGTCGTGGCGGTGAAGACCGGGACGGTGCGAGTCCCCGACATCGCGGCGAAGTCACGAGTATCGGTCAGGGCCAGCGTGCTGGTGAAGGTCGGGACAGTGGTCGTCGCCGTCGCCACCATCGTGTCGGGGCCATCGGTCAGTGCCAGCGTGATCGTGATCGACGGCGGGGTGGAAGTAGCGACCCCCACCAAGGTGTCGATGCCGTCGGTGAGCGCCAGCGTGCCCGTGATCGGCGGGACATCCCCGATGGCGACGATTTCGTCTTGACCATCTGATTGATCGAGTTCAGCGTAGACAGGGGTCGTGACTGTGGCGAGCAGAAAATCTTGACCGTCAGCAAGTGCGAGCGTACCGGTGGAAGTAGTGGCACCGACGCCAACCTCTACGAAGCCGTGAGTGACGACCCAGCCCGTGTAGTTCGTGACGCCGAAGGAATACGTCCCGGCAGAGACATTGATCCAATCACCGGCATAGAGAGTGTAAGCGCCGAAGCTAACGTCCGTTGAATCAATGCGTTCCGTGGCCGTTCCCGAACCAGCGGTGATCGTCTTGCCAGGATTGGTGAGGTTCCAGTCGACTGCGCCGTACAGGACAACTGACCCAGTGGAGATGGTCTTGGAGAATGCTGCCTCCGTCCGGTTCCAATCACTTTGAAGGACTGATCCATCCGAGATGACGTGAACGATTCCACCAATCGTGCCCGTGCCTGCCGACCTGTTCAGGGTGATCGTCTGGTTGGTCTGAAGGGATGAGGCTGTCGCTTCCCAGGTGTAGAAGTTGGCTTCACCTGACGCTGGAGTCGCGGTTGCACCAGCGACGGGCGTGAACGTCAGGTTCGCATTGGTCGGAGCAGAACAAGTGGTTACGTTGCTCGATGTCCAGTTGAAGACGATGATCTTCTGTCCAGCACCCCAGGCGCATCCGGTGATGGCGCGAGTGGCCGATGCCGTGAACTGTGACGCTGGAAGGAAGTGAGTCTTGGTCAGGTTGATGGGAGGGTCGGACTGGCCCGAGGCCGACATCACGTCGATGCTGTCGGTCGCGGCCATTGTCCCGTAGGTGGACTCGGCCGACGCCGACATCGTGTCGATGCCGTCAGTGGCGGTGAGAGTGCCGTCAGAAGTTGTTATGCCCGAGAACTCGGTGACGGTCTGCGGAAGAATAAGGTAGGCATCCCCGTCGGAGTTCGCCGAAGTAGCGGCGTACCTGAAGGTTATTGATCCGCCCAGTGCCCTTGGTGTCAGAGCCGTATCATCGAGAAAGGTTCGGAATCGAAGTCGTTGTCCCGGAGCAATGGCAAGAGGATTGCCTTGCACATAGAAATCGGTGTTGCTCGTCGCTGGGTTTAGTTCACCATTCGGAAACGACGTAACTCCGTTTGGCTGGCCCGAGATGCCGCAATGATCTACCCAGATCACCGCATTGGAGCCGTCGTTATCGCAGACCGCCACTTGGAAGCGAGGGCTGGTGTGGTTGCTGGTGTTGCCGCAAGAGCCACTGAAGCGAACACGAATGAACCCATCCAGAGTGACGGGGTTCAGTTGCTTGGAGTACCACTCCAGGTTTACGCTTGCAAGCTGGTGCTGTTCCGGTGCAGCCCATCCAGCCGAAGCAGCGGCTCTGAAGGACGAGACCGCCGCCGTTCCTCTGGAAGTCCACATCTCAAGTTCAGTGTCAGCCCCTACGTTGGGACCGGCTGTACTCGTGAAGAACAACTGCGTTCCTGTTGGAACGGTCTTGTTGAAGACGACCGGATTGTTGAACGTAATAGAAGTTTGCGAACCGTTGACAGTCTCGTCGGCACCGCCCGAGAACATGAGCACGGAGCCGCCAGCGGTCATCGTGCCTGCGGCACTGTCCTGGCCGAAGAACGTGATCCTGAACCGATCACCCGGAGCGAAGTCTGTGGTGGTGACGGGGCAACTGAACGTCACTTGCGAAGAGTTGGCTGCGTTGCCCGCGGCATTGATGGGGAGGTCAACGGTGTTGTTGGAGCGACCGATCTCTGTAAGGACACCTGTAGGCGACACCTTGTCAACCTTCGCATTAAGAGCGATATTCACAGCGGCTGATTGAAGTGCCCATATCGAGAAGTCAATGGGTGAGTTGATGGTGATCGCTTCAGCCAGTGGCAGGGTGACGTACTCGACAGCCGTGGATGTAGTGCTGTCTCGCAGTTGAATCTTGGCCGGACCCGCCACACCCGGAGCCGAAGCAACGCGGGTGAAGGTCAAGGCAGAATCAAGAGCAGTGACGACCCATCCAGTGGGTGTGCCGTTGATGTCTCCGGTGTTGGTGCCTCGGTGGAAGCCGCACGACGCACCAGAAGTTTGAAGACGAACTGTGACCTGCGGAGCACCTGCGGCTCCCGACATGGTGTCGAGGCCGTCGGTCTGAGCCAGGGTGACGGTCTGCGGCGCGACCGTCTTGGTGACGTTAGCAAGTGGAACCTGCGTGTAAGTGATGACATCAGGCGCGCCGTTACGCAGCACCCGGAAGCGCAGTTGGTCACCCTGAGTGAAGGCGGAAGCTTTGATCCGAACGGAAAATGCCAACTCCGTGAAGTTGTCAGCCGTGATCCCCAGGTTGTCGATGATTCCGTCTTCGGTGACTTGACCGGGAACGAAGGTGCCGGTGCCACCCGTCAGGCGATTGGTTGTGGCTTGTCCATCGGTGAGGGCTGGATCGTCCCACGGGACGACCGCATCATCGCCGTAGATGCGGAACACGAAGTCAAATGCTGAGTTGGTGTTCCAGGCTCCATTCTGTTGTCGGGTGGTCGAGTTCCCGACATGCGTCGGACTGGTGGAGTCTCCTGCCACCTGAATACAGTTCGAAGTATTACCGACGTTGGGGCAGCGAAGAACGACCACATAGGGAACGTCGCTAACCGTGGTGAAGGGACTGAAGTCGAAGTCGACCCACCCCAGGCTGGTACTCACTGACGAAGCCGCGATGGAAGTGGTGGACACGGCCAAGGCTGTCGGCGGGTTCGACGGAACACCATTCGTGCCCAATACGCCACCGGTCATCGGGTAGATGGCGCAAGTGATGTTCCCCGCCGAAGGCGTTCCAATCCTGTTGATGTAGAAGCCAGCCTTGGTGATGGTGGCTCCCCGTCCGAGGAAGGTCTGACCTACTTCCGGAGAGGTCGTGGTACCAAGCTGATTGGCAGAATCCACATTGCTCGCGTCGTACATGTGGATCAAGGTGGGCGGAACGAGTACGTCCCTCCACGACCCGTTGGCGTTCTTCTCCCATTGCATTGTCCAGTCATCGGTGGACGGGAAGATGCTTCCCGCATTGGACTGCATGAGAACACGAATCGTCCCGAAGGCGTCACCCAGATCTAAGTTTCCGGTTGGTGGTGTGTTCTGGTTGGCTCGCGGCGCACTCCCGGTCTCGGAGCCCGCCCCGTAGAATCGGTAAGCAGCTTGCGTGACCGAGATCGGTGGGATGGATGTGGCCGTTGATCCAAGGGTGTCCCGGCCATCGGTCAGAGCGACCGTGCCACCAGCGAAGTCGACCTCTTTGACTTCAACCGTGAACACCGTGTAAGTGGTGGAGCGGCTGATGGTGATGCTGGCAGCGGCAGCATCGGTGGAGGAATTCTTGCGGTAAGTGCCGTAACCGGGCTGCGTGCCATTGGAGTCGATCAGCGTGTGGTTGGCCGGGGTCGGCGGGCTCGCATCTGGGCGGGTGTGCGCCAGGCCACGCAGAATCAAGCCCGTCCCGTCAGGCTTCTGGAGAGTCAGCGCCGACCAGTTCGGGTTGGCGTTGGACCGAGCCTCGCTCAGTACGTTGCCAACCTCGATCTCCTTGCCCGCTGCCGCCCGAACGGTGATGGCCACACACCGGTTGGCGTTGGTGAACGTGGGCATCGTCCACGCACCGTCGTACTCCCGCTTGGCAACAAGGTGCGCGGGGTTCGTGTCACTCTTGGTTACAAGTATCCACCCAGCCGGGAGCGTCGGAGCCGTGCCCGCGTTGCGATAGGCCGCGACGCAGACGTAATCACCCGAGACTGTGCCCGCAGGCAGAGTCGGACTGGCGGTACCGACTGCCGTTGAGGCGACGAAGGTGGCAGCCATGAATGGCTACCTTCGACTACGGTGTGCCGTCGGTGATGACCGCCGAGGAACATGCGACCGTGCCACCAGAGACGATGGCCGCGTTGAAGTTGAGATCGCCCGAGCCAACACCGGCCGTCATGTCCACGACGGCTGTCGTGCCGTCGGACTTCCAGAAGCGTGCCCAAGTTGGGGTTCCCGATGCAACTGCCGTTGCCGACGTGATCGCATTGAGCGTGAGCACGCCGCCAGAAGCCGCAGGTGCGAAGGTGGCGTTCAGAGTCATCTCGGCCAGCATGGTGGCACCACCGATGGCAGCGCCAACGGCGGGCTTCGTACCGGAGTAGACGCGGAACTTGCCCGACGCGCCGACACCGGCAGTACCAGACGAAATCTGATCAAGGCGTGCGTTGCGAAGAGTGGTGACGTATCCGAGGGCCATGGTTATTCTTCCATTCCGGCATCGATTCGGGCCTGGCGCTCGTCCGCTTCTCGCACAAGACGATCAGCTTCCTCCTGCGTCATGCCTGGGGGGAGTAAGGAGATGCCATTGCCCCCGACGGCGAGATGTTCCTGAACTTGATCATCATTCGACATGAGATTTACACTACACTCCTTGTAAGGACGCTCTGCGACACTCTATTGCGTTGACCTCGACCGAAGCCAGGATTGGTGGTCAGTCGGCGGCGCAAACGGAGACCTGCAAATCCTGGTCAACCGGCTGGCGTTGATGGACTGACACCGTCTCCAGATGGAATCCCGGAGGGCAGAACGGCCCTGGTGGGCCTGCTGGACCGGTCTGGCCCGTGGCTCCGGGCGCTCCCGGTTCTCCGGGAATACCTTGCTCTCCGGGGATTCCCTGCTCGCCAGGACTTCCGGCAGGACCGGGCGCGCCGGTCAATCCAGTGCTTCCTCTGGGTCCAGGGACACCGATTCCGTCGCTTCCAGCGGGTCCAGCGGGTCCGGGTACGCCTTGTGGACCCTGCGCTCCGGGGACACCTTGGACTCCAATTCCGTCGCTTCCGGCTGGCCCCGGAAGGCCGGGAGGGCCGGGAGGGCCGGGTTCACCCACGACAACCACGGTGGTGACGGGAACAGTGGATGCGACCACCGTGGTGACTGGCGGGACACTAAGAGGCTCCTCCTCATCCACAACAACAAACGTGACGCCGACCATCGTCCCCGAGACCGCAGAACAAAGCGAGAGGAAGATGAGCGGGTGCATCTAATCCATCCGTTCCGTGGTGTCGACTTCCTTCTCCTCGTCGGGCCGTGCGTCAAGATTCTTATCTTCAATATTTGGAGCCTTGACGGTGAGCATTCCCAACAAGGCTCCCAGGATGAGAGTGATGGCCGAGAACAGAGCATCAGTGGCTCGATCAGTGTCGACCGATGGGTCTCTTATCTTCACGATGGAGATCAATAGGCCCATCATCAGGAGCATCACGCCCGCAATGAGCATGAGCCACAAGACCATAAGTTCGATGACGGATCGCCCCTTGAACACGAGCGATCACTGACTAGGTTGCGTAGGCCATGATGTCTGCGAACACCATGGCCGGTTGGCTCAAATACACCATGAAGGTGCCGTCGGGAGCCAAGTGCGAGAGCACGAATCCGGTCTCGATTTCTCCGGGGTTGTAGTTGGTGAAGCTGTGGTCGGGGCAAGGGTACAGACCCGACCAAGCCGTGGCGTAACCAGGCTCTGTGTTCTTCGGGTTGCCGATGACGGTGATGGCGCACATCACCATCTTCTTGCCAGCCCCGTCTGCGAAGCCGATGCCGTGCTGCCCGACCAGATAGCCGTAGCCTCGTGCATCCCATCGTGGTGCCTCGACGGCAACGATCTGATCTGCTGTTGCGAGCACTCTGTATCCCTTCGGTGGTGTGGTTGGAACGGTTGGCGGCGTTGGTTCGCCGGGAAGGTTGTAGATCGTGAGGACCGCGCCCGCCTTGATCTGAGCCTGAATGGTGCTTCGACTGTTGCCGAGTTCCTGTGGCTGGAAGTGCCACTCCTCGCCGTTGACGTAAGGTCCGACCGCACCGCCGAAGTTCTTGAGAGCGTAGCGGGTGCAATTCTTGTCGAACCAGTGGTTCTCCCAGCCGATGAGGTCAGCCGCCAGGGCGTACCCGTTCAGCAGCCCCTCCTCGTGGACGGAACTTCCGGGAGGAGCAGCGTGCGCCATGCCCTGTCGAAGCTGATAATGCTTGCCCAGATAGACGCAGCAGCCACCTGAAGACACCACAGTGTGACGGGCCAGGAAGGTGGCGCGCTGAACCTCGATACTGCGAGCACCTTCGCCAATGCCCACGTCCTGATATCCAGCATCCTGGGCGTGATCGAACATGCGTACCAGTCGTCGGCGCACTTCGGGATGAAGCTTCGTCCACGTCCACTTCGTGTTCAGTTGGGCCAGAGTGCAACGCTCCCCCGCGTATCCAAATCGGTACGTTCTCTCAGCCATCCACCCACACTACCGATAACAAGGAACTTGGGTCACGGATTGACGTTGTGCCAAGCAGACGATATATTGAGACCCAATCAAGGAGGAATCTCCAAATCATTCCTTGGTTGTCGGGACAGAGGCCATTCGCTCCAGGGCGAATGGCCTCTGTCATCTTTAGTATCTTCCCTGAGGAGCATCATGGAACCGAGAACACTGTCCGCATCATCGATCAAGTGCTTCGAAGATTGCGAAGCCATGTACCACGCCCACTACATCGATCGGGTGAAGGAAGGATCGGGTGCGGCGGCTGATCTCGGCACCAGCGTCCACACAGCCTGCGAGGAGTGGGTGAACGCTGGGGCTCCCGCCGATCTCGACATTCTGCTCAAGCAGTTTGAGCAGGACGCCATCATGCACGGGCTGAACCAGGAGATGATCAAGGACGGCCGCGTCATGCTCCAGGACTTCTACAACCGGTGGCAGGAGTTCCCGCCGCACGAGGTTCTCGTGACGGAGGTCAAGGAGACGTTCCCCCTCAAGGTTGGCGACAAGACGGTGCAGGTCACCTTCATCTGGGACCGCGGTGACCGGTTGCCCGATGGTTCGATCGAGGTCGTGGACTACAAGACCTGGCGTAAGATTCTCGACGGAGAGGACATGCGCTCGACCATCCAGGTCCGAATCTACGCCTTGAGTGCAGCGATCAAGTACAAGGATGACAACCCGCCAGCGATCTGGGTGACGCTCGACCAGATGCGAACCACCGGTCCCGTCAGCGTGAAGTTCACCCGTGAGGACAACCAAGCCACCTGGCGTTACTTGAAAGACGTGTACTCGCGCATCCTCGCCAGCGATGGCACCAAGATGACGATCAACGAGAACTGTCGATACTGCGTCCGCAAGGCCGATTGCCCCGAACTCGCCAAGGCGATGGAGGTCGGCAACATCCAGCGGCTGCGGGCCTATCCCGAACAGGCAGCAGAACGTCTGGCCGAACTCAAAGCAGCCCGGAACGCCGTCAGCGACACGATCTCGCAACTGGAGGACTTCATGAGCGAACTGCTCGATGAATACGAAGTCCCCGTGATCAACTACCCCTCAGGCGTCCAGGTCAAGCTGGAGGTCCGCAAGAGCCGCAAGATCGAACACCACGGGGTCAACCGGGTACTCGGCCTCGATCCCATGGCCCGCTTGAGCCTGCCCGAGATCGATGAGATTCTCGCCGGGGACTCGATCACCGACGAGCAGAAGTGGGAACTGAAGAAGTACATCGTCTCGACAGCAAGCGGCAAGGCTACTGCCGTTTTTCCGAAGCGCTGAGTTCCAGTTCTGCAACCCTGATCCGAAGATCCTTCACACCCTGAAGCAACACAGCGATCATCGCGCTTTCGTTCCAACTGCCTGGGATCAGTTCATCCGTCATCTTCCCGTTCTCGTCCTTCTCCCACTCCCAGTTGGCGAGTTCAGGACTCACTTCAGCAACATCATCAGCGATGAGACCGATCCGGAGATCAGCCTTGCGCCATCTCTCTGCGGCATCATCGTCGTAGTGGGGCACCGCATACTCTTCAGGTACCTCTATGAAGTCCACATCAACGTCGGTGTCATGAGGCGTTTCCATGTGCGCTTGCTTCAGCGCATAGAACTGGCTCACGGGGTCAGTCTTCTTCCTCCAGATATAAGTCACTGGCTCCAAGGCGTCGATGACGGCACCGGCATCGACCTTCTCTGGCAGTGGCTCGATCTGTTCCTTCAAGATACGTCGTGACGAGTTGGCCTTCAGGACGCCCGCACCGTCATACACGATGGCCCCGCCAGTTCCCGGCCCCGCCGAGAGCTTCACCCAGTTCTCTGTGTTGATGTAGGAGCCTGCTCCGATGTAGTGGTCCCATCCGGCGTTGTTGCCCCTGGTATGGACAGCGCCGTCCGCCCCTCCCTTGCCCATCAAGTGGTAGCCGTAAGTACCCATGATGGCCGAGTAAGCGCCGTCGCTGCTCCATCCACCAATCGTCGTCAAGCCAGCAGCGGTGAATTGACCGGCACAGGTGGCCCCCTGCTCCAGTCGAATACCGCTCGCTCCACCAAGATTCAAGTAACCGACGGCTCTTACATAAGCGTTGGCCGTGGTGGTCAAGTGATCCATGAGGATGTAGCCACAGTTGCCGTTATAAGCAGTCCAGTTGCTGTCAGTAGTCCAGTAGCCGATCCTGATCCGGTGGCCCTGCTTATTGTAGTTCCTGGCGTACAAGTCACTGTCGGCGGCGACGTAACTGCCTTCGGCGCGAATGTAGTTTGCGCCCGTAAAGGTGCCCGTCACCGAGCCCGCACCCGCCACGGAAAGCGCACCCGCCACACTCACGTCTGAGTTGGCGCTGAATACGCCCGCCACGTTCACTCCCGCAGGATGAACTTGCACTTGATGGGAACCGTCGTTGATCCCGGCTCTGATGTAGACAGACCCGGCCGTGCTGGCCGACAGGAAGGTATTCGTTGCGTCATTGAGAAGCGTATAGGCAGTCGCCGCCCAGCCAGCCGGGTGCAGAGTGAGATAAGCGCCCCCGTACTGAGGGTGCATCTCCATGACGTACCCACCAAGCGTGGTGGGGTTGTTCGGGTTCTGGATGGTGAGGATGTCCTGACCGGCGATCCGGTGGTAGATCTTCTGACCACTGGGAACATCGCCCACGTCGGCCGTGTTGGTCGGGATGACATCCTCAATGTACTTGGCACCCTGACGGCCAGCGACTCGGACCATCGAACCAACAATCGGCTGCGCGCTGCCGTAGGGGATCGTAAAGGTGGCGACCTCTCCGGGATAGATGCACGTCGCTTGCCGCAGGGTCGCATGGACAGCGGTGACGGTCGCGAACCTGACCGCAGGACGATCCTCGGACACAACCTCGGCCGAGTACATCCGGATGATCTCGCGCAACTGTGCTGCGCTGTTGAAGTCTGAAAGTCCAGCAGCCATAAGTTCAGCCTACGATCGTTACCCTTTTAGCAGCCCCGGACATTGATCCGAGACCGAGTGGAATGGAGAAACTTGAAAGCAGAAACCGGGTCGGGTCTCCAGGAGCCGACCCGTCGATCAGGGTCTCGACTGCATCCCCGGCCTCCAGCCAGGGGGCACAGATCGAATCAAGGCTCATGTCGAACTGCTCCAGGCCCATGACCTTGAGAAGAGACGTTGCGGTGTTGGTGGCAGTCGTGTTGTTGGGTACCGTTGCACTTGGGAACATATACATCCGCCGACCCACCTTGGCGATCCTGGTCGGGCTGTTCGCGTTCGTGTTGGTGGCCCTGCCGAATACCAGCCCATTGGTCTGTCCGCTGCCATACACAAGTACGTCGTTGAACAACAAGGCATCGCTCGTCGTTTTCGTGAAGTTGACCAAGTTGGCATCTAGACCGGTACGGAACGTGTATGAGACCGGAGCGGTGAACGGGTCGACATTGGGGCGGAAGGTCAAGTACCCCTGACCGTTGAAGAAGACCTCAAAGCCGATTGCCCTCGCCATGTTCTCACACGCACTCCACCGAGTATCACCCCGCTCAAAGGACGTGTCAGCCAGCAACACACTGGTCGTAGTGGAGAAGTTCTTCTTGGTGATCCCAGCATTGGTCGCGATGGCCGAGATCACTGTGCCCACATTCTGACCAGCCGTGAACGTGGTGGTGTCCGGGAACTTATCCAGCATCATCTTCTTCGTAAAGTCCCGCGCCGTGACCTGCAACGTCTTGGGAAAGTGCGGCCGCTGAATGTTGTCAGGGATGAACTCACCCAACCTGACGACCCACTCGTCACCGTTGGCGAGCACGATGCCCCGACACACCTTGATGACCTTGTCGTACCAGAACTGACCAGGCCCGTACCCAAGCGACCCGTCGGTGTCGCTCAGGGTGATATCGAGGTTCCGGCGCTCCGATCGCGACATGTCCACGCTCACCGTTCCGTCGATGACCGAGACGTACTCCTTCCAAGGGGTTACGTTGTCGGCCTCGTAGATGTCAGCCCACGCCACCACCCGCACCACATCGTCTTCAAACTGATCGATGATGTCGAAGGTTGGCGTTATCCCATAGATGATGTTCGACGGAGTATGCGAAGGTTCAGGCAGTCCGGTGTAACCAACGTAAGGTCGGGCGAAGAAGATCGTTGCCATATCACATCTGTCGACAAGTCATCTGGATCAAGATGTCGCTTGGCCCCGCGTAAGTCGGAGTTCCGTTGGAGACCAACACCCCGAAGATGTTCGCCGTTGAAGTTGTCACGAACTCGACTTCCGGCATCCCGTTGACGAACCGCCCCATGCAGGCAGTACCTGACACGGTGTCGCGGTAGTCAGCAGCAGGGAAATCCACGAACGCAAACGGAAGGGATGCTTCCAAGTTGGGGTCGGTGACATCGAAGAGGGCGTTGTCGGCACCCACCAGGATCGGTGTGACCACGAACAACCAGAGCGTCAACGAGGCCTTCTGCTTGGATCGATCCGTGATCATCACGTTGACGACCTTCCCAGCACGGCCAGCAGCCAGAACCATGCCGGTGAAGGTCATCGCAATGCCCATCTGATCACCCACCGAATAGGGAGTAGCCGTGAGTGCGGGGGTGGCGACACCCTTGATGCACCGCTCGTGGTTGATGGACACCAGTGCGCCGTTGCGATCCGCCCACATCGGCACGAGGTCGGCATCGGCGCTCATCTGGGTCGGCACGACGTTCGACGCCTTGGCCCCGTTGTAGATCGGGTTGCCGACTACGACGCCATCAGTCGCCGCCGATCCACCTGTTCCAGCGGCAACGTGAGGCGACACCGACATCGCCCTCATCTGCACCGACATCGAACCGGTTCCAAAGGCTGAAGCCCGGACGCGGATTCGATCCGCTCCATAAGTTGGAATGATATACACCGACAAGCTGCTGTTCGTCACCACGGCCGACAAGCCGACAGCCCCATCCTGAACGGTGTGACCGTTCACGGCGTGCCAAGTCACACCGTCATCGACCGAAGCCTCAAAGGCCAGCGTGATGCCAGTGTAAGTTCCAGACGTGTAGGCATAGACGGTGGTCGCGGAAGCGCACGGAATGTTGATGGTGCCAGCCGCCGCCACGATGCTGCCGGTGACCGAGTTGACCATCGCATTCGGTGTGACGTGAAGCCGCCCGTTGGCATCCATGTACGCGTCGTTGAGCGCGCCCACGATCTCGCTGATCGGGTTCATGATGTCCCGGCGACGGGCCATCGTGGCGTTCAACTGAGCAATGCCAGTGACAGCGCCCTTGGTGATCTCGTCACCGATCACGTCATAGTCGGGTCCGGTCGTCCCGTTCTTGACAGTTACGCTCTTGATGCCCATGATTGTCCTTTACGCTGTGATCTCGCTGTAAGCAATGGTTACGGTCGCCATCTCTCGAAGTCCGACCCCGGCTGTGCGGGTGATGCGAGCACTGTCGAGAGCGACAGCCCACACATCACCGAATGGGTTGCGAAGGAAGATCTTCATGCCCGAATCCCGGATCGCCTCCAAGTACAATCTCTGCAATCGAGCAGACATGATCTCGTTGTCCCGGAACTCGGCTGTGAGCGATCCGCTCTGCCCATACCTTGTTCCATACTCCACCCGACGACCGCGACCGATCAACTTCATCGTCGCCATCTCCTGCTCGTCTTCAAAGTCGTCAGCCGTGACGTGGTACAGAGTCAGGTTCAGAACGTCGTTGTCTGGAACCACAAGCATGTAGTGAGTGCTCTCACCCTGGAATTGCTTGATTGGATACGCAGATTCAACTTGCGCTCCAACGCTGATCGCAACCTGCACGACGGAGTATTCGTAAGTGACCCCCGTGGCCGCGGTGTAGTCCTTGTAGAGCCGAACAGTCGGCTCATTGCAGTAGCAGATTTCTGTCCAAGTCGAGTAGCCACGCTGCCGTCGGAGAACCCGCCATGCCACCCAGGTTCCATCCATGTTGGCAAGCGACCAGTCCACGGTGACCAATCCGAAGTCGGTGAAATACTGACCATCAAGCTCAAAGACCGGCGTAGTCGGAGCGACATAGTTGGCAGTGAAGTTGTTGACGACTTGGTTGGTCAAACCGGCAGAATCCGTGACGACCAGAGTCACCGAGTAGTTCGCGCCCACCTGAACGACCGGCGAGGGAGCCTGATACGACGTAGCGGTCCCCGGTTGCACGCCAGAATCGGTCACGACGTTGAGGGAGCCGCGATCGGTGATGTAGACCCGCCAGTTGGTCTGCGTTCGTCCTGCGCTCGCTGAGAACGTCCAGTTGACCGTTGGCTGGGCCACGCTGATGACCTGACCGTTGCCAGGCGACGTGATGGCGATGGTTGGCACATCGCGGAGGAAGAATGACTGATCGGACGAGAACGCACCAGCGATGTTGTCCTGGTCGAAGACCCTGACTCGCCAGCGAAGTTCGGTGTCCTTCCACGTCGCATCGAGGCCGGTCCAAGTTCCACCCTGATTGCCTGAAGTGATCGTGCCCGTCGTCTTCAGTGAGCCAGCCGGGTCCGAAAGCTTCCACAACTCAGCTTCGTACTTGAGTTGGAAGTCCTGCACGTCGGGGTCTTGGAATACCCAGGTCGATGACGCCGTGGTCGCATACGGAAAGCTCTGCGAAGACGTAGGAAGCCGGTTAGCCGTGGTCGGCGGGTGCGACACCGTGAAGGACGAAGTGGTCGAGGCCGTGCTTATCACGCCGAATTGGTCGATCGCTCGACATCGAATGAACCAGTTGCCTTGCGCCAGGCGCGCCGTTCCCCAGTTCGGCGTGAACGGCAAGGACTTCGTCGTCTCGTACACCGTCTCAGTCGCGCTGAAGGCAATCACGCCAAAGCCACTGCTGGCGGATACCTCCCAGAACCGAACCATCCTGGCTCCACCCGCCATCGCTCCGACGGTCGCGTTGAAGACCGGACGAGAGGTTGTCTGGGTGGTGCTCGGGGTGACAGCCGTCGGGATCGGGACCGTGACGTTCATGGTGAACGAAGTCGGACCTGACCAAGGCGAGTTCTGGTTTATGCCGTAAGTGGTTCCCCACGTCCTGACGTATGCCACATAGGACGCACCGTTGACGAGATCGGATGTCGGGATATGCGAAGCAGTTGAAGTGTTCACCGCTCCAGAATCGTAAGTTGCTGGAGACGCTCCCGGATCGAACCCACCGATCGCAGCTTGAGCGGCCGTGAAGATGCGAACCTGGAAGTAGGTCTGTCCACTTCCGTTCGCTCCAGCGTTGTGAACCCACGAGAAGGTGGGGCGAAGCGCACCCGTGACCGAACCACTGGGAGCCGTCCAAGTTGGAGCAGTCGGCGCTTCCGCCATGACCACGTTGACGTAGATTTCGGATACGTCACAGCCCCAACCCGAACCCAACGGGCTGTAAGCCTGGATGTAGACACTGAGATCATCAAGCTGCGACTGTGCCAAGTTTTGGTTGAGGGCGGGCGCTGCGATGTTGCCGAATCCCGCCCCGAATCCAGTCACCGCATAATCGACAAACGACTGGGTGTTGCCGATCGAGAAACCCGTGTTGACGCCTGGCGTCTTTCCTCCGGTCGGGGTGCCGCTCTGACGGGCACGGACAATGATCTGCGCCGATACGAAGACTGCTCCAGCCGGAATCGTCGTGCTCGTCAACGAGACGCGACCGAAGCTGGAAATGCTCTCGTTGGTGTACGAGCCATCATTGTTGTCACCCCAAGCGGTATGAGTATTTGGGGCTCCAACAATGGTGAACGAGTTGACCCAAGTGCCGTCAGGACGAAGTTGCGCTGTTGCCATTAGTTCACCCCTGCCAAGGACTTGAGGTTGGTGATGAGTTGTTCAGCCTGGTTCGGGTCCGTGATGTTCGGGAAGGACAGATCACCATAGAAGTTGATCGTAGTCTCCCCGCCCGCATTGGCGTTCGCCCCGTGTAGAGGGGTGACCTGAACGGCCTCGTCGTGCAGACCCTCACCGATTCGGAGGAGCGATCCATTGGGCCTGCGGGGCACGATGAACCCGCCACGAGCGAGAGCGGCGTGGACGTGGTTGATGTGCTCGTTCTGGAGCGCCGAAGAGAAGACGTGATCCGACCCGTTGTTGACGGTCTGAGCCCCCGGCCCACCGTAGATGAGTTCCTTCAGGTATGGCTTGAATCCGGTGTAGATAGCCTTGTTGATTGCCAAGAGATCGTGGGGGCTGTAGTTGACCATGCCCGACGGTCCAGCGAGGTCGATGGCGCGATCCAGTGCGTGGTACGACAACTTCCCCGTCGTCCGGGTGATCGACCCTGGACGGTTGGTGCTGAGAATCTTGTACGGAACGCCCATCTGATCGAGGAACGGCGGGATGACCTTCCACGAACCCGATCCACCCGGACCCGTAAGAACGGGCTTGCGTCGAGTTGATTCCTCGTTCCACGCTTGATCCGCTCCAGTGATCCAACCGTCCACTCCGTTGAGGACACCCTGACCAATGTTCTTGAAGAAGTCGACAGGAATGAGATTGATCGCTTGCTGAGCGGCCCAGTGAGCAGGGCTCCAGATGGCTTCAACTGCCTTGTCCTTGAGGAAGCCTCCCACGGAGCCGAGAGCACCCTTGGCGGCGTTGAAGCCGTTCTTGACGGCACCACCGATTCCGAACAAGTCCATGTTGGAGTAGCCCTGAGCATCCTCACCGAAGGTGTGACCCAGTTCCCGGTAGAGACCACGAGCACGTTGGCGATACCGGGGATCGGTGGGGATGATGTACTCCGGATGGATGTTTGATCCTTCGCCCACCAGAGTGTGAGCACCCTTGACACTGCCGCCCATTCGGTCGATCACGTCGCGGCCCATGATGCCGCCAGCAGCGAACAGGTTCGGGTTGCGCGAACCGTTCACAGCGGCATCCGCAACCGACGTGTCGGCGTGGAATTGGATGAGGCCCAAGCTGACCGGGTCCATCGTGGAGACCTTGCTACCGATTCCCAGCAGACTGGCCACAGCGTTGATGGCACCAGCGAGCAAGTTGAAGCCAGTGATGAATGCGTTGATGCCGACGCCAATGACCGTGGCGATCCCCGTCCACACAGCAGCGAAGATCGTGCCGATGGCGTTCATGATCGGCTTGATGACGCTGTTGTAGAGCCACTTCAAAGCGGTCTGAACCGGCTCCAGGACGGTCATCATCCCACCGAAGATCGTCTCGATCGCGCCCCAGGTCGTTCGGACGACAGTCTCGATCGCCCCCATGATTGGGTTGAAGACGTTGTCTCGCAGCCACGTCAGGGCAGGGGTGATGATGTTGTCGACAACCCACTTGACTCGATCCCCGAACCACTGGAACGCAGGAACCAAGATGTTGTTGATGAACCAGACGATGGCATCAAAGATGACCTTGATGACTCCCCATGCGATCTGAATGACCTTCCAGATGGCACTGAAGATGGTATCGGTGTGCGTCAGCATCCAACCGAATGCGTCAATGAGAATCCTCGTCCAATCCCAGAAGAGTCCGAAGATATCCAGAACGATGTCCCACATCACTTGGATGATCTTCCAGATTCCCACGAACACAATCTCAGCAGTCACGAAGAGCAACTGGAAGATTGGCATGATGTACCCATCGATGAAGTCCCACATTGCTTGGAAGATGGGGGAGATGACATTCCAAGCCGCTTGAACCGCTCCCCAGATGGCATCCCACACCACAATGAAGATGTCCTTGAGCACACCCAGAACCGTCATCAAGGCATCGAAGACCGGGTAGATGTAAGTATTCCAAATGTCCCCGACACCGTCTCCCAGATTCTGGAAGAAGGTAACCACCGCGCTGGCGATACTGGTGAAGAAGTTCCAAATCGGTGTGACGATGTGCGACATCAACCAATCACCGATGGTGTCGAACGCACCCGTGATTGGATCGATGATGTACTTCTGCGTCCACTGCCACACCGGACCAGACAGGAAGGCCAAGCCGGTATGGAGGGCTTCACCAGCCCATCCAGGAATCTTCTTGAAGAACTCAACGGCCTTGTCCTTGTAGCCCATGAGCTTGTCAATGGCATCTTGGAAGAATCCGAAGATGTCCATGTCGCCCATGTCGCCCATGGCCTTTTCAATCTCGGCTTCCAAGTCCTTGTTGAACTGCTCAATATCAGCCAGCCCACCCTCGCGACCCAGAGTCGAATCGCCACCAGCAAGGTCGAAGTTCACTCCCTCGGCAGCGGAGAAGAGACTTTCCTCATCCCCCTTCTTCGCCTTATCAATGTTGGCCGCAGTTTCCGCCAGGGAGAGGTAATTGGCCATCTCCGATTCCATCTCAGAGATCAAGTCCTTGATGTCGCTGTACGCATCCTCAAGCTGATTGAGCTTGTCCTGCTCAACATCGAGTTGATCGCCTACCAACTTCTGGGCCTGAGCCGCTTCCTTGGCAACGGCCTGCGCTTCCTTCTGCCTCTGCAAGATACTGTCGTATTGCGGTTGAAGCTCACCGACGACCTTCTGTTGCTCCTTGATCCCCGCGACGATGTCATCGAAGTTCATCTCGGCAACACCGTTGACCATCTGATCGATCTGCCGAACGAGCGGATCGAACGTGATCGACTTGGTCAGATCAAGGAATCGACCCTCCAAGTCGAGATCATCAAGCTGCTTCTGGATGCCCTCGATCTCCCTCTGAGAATCCTGGAGTCCACCCTTCTGATCTTCCAGAGCCTTGATCTGATCGTCATAGGCACCGAGCACATCGGAACCGGCCCCCGCCAACCGCAGGTCTTCCTTCTTGCCCCGAAGCATCTCGATGTCGCCGTTGAGTGCTGCCCACTTATCCTGAATCTTGTCAATCGACATCCCCGCCTTCTCAAACTCCAGCAGGCGCAAGTTGAGGACGTTCTGCGCCTGGGAGTTGGCGAAGATCTGATCCTCCATCTCCCTCATCCCAGTGATCGGGGCATTGGCAAAGTCGTTCAGCTTGTTCTTGGCAGCGTCGAGCTTGTCTCCGACCCCATTCAATTCCTCGGTGATGGCGTCGACCACATCGTTCGCAGCGTCCATCTTCTTAGTCGCTGCGTCGTAGGCACGGCTCAGATCGTCCACGACTCGGCTCTGGATGTCGATCTCGACGGTCAGGGGCTCCAGTGCGGCGTACAACTCGTCAATGCTGTCTGCCATCACTCCAGCGGCGGCTCCAGCAGCCGGGTTGATCGCTGTGATCTTCGCAACGTCGGCATCGGTCTTGGTGCGCCGGAACCCGGTGATGTCGTTGCTGGCAACGGCCCGGAACGCTCCGAGCGAGGCCATGGCCCGAGCCACCGTGGCCGGAATCGACTTCAGCCTGTCGTACTGATCCAGAATGGTCGACACACCCGCCGTCACATTGTCGACCAGCGAGGGCGAGTGGCGCGCAAATGGGTTCAAGTAAGATAAGAGGTCGACCACAACCTGCATCGCTCGACCGAGAACTTGGATCACCCCGATGAAGATGTCAGCGACGACGCGAGGCAACTGAGCCAATTGATGAACGATGCTCTGGAAGACCCGGATGAAAGGATCTTCGATATCAGTCTTGAGGACAAGTGCAATCGTGGCGGCGATGGCAACGATGATCGCCAGCACGGCCCAGACGGGAATGCCAAGAGTACCGGCGATGGCTCCGACAAGCGTCTCCAACATGATCAGGATCGGCTGCACCACATACTTCAGGAAGCCGATACCGATGGCCTTGAATGCACCGAGAAGGAGCTTGGTGCGATCCCAGAACATCTTCACAAAGACTTGATATGTCCCGATGAGGTTCATCAGCGAACCGATGATGATCAGGATCGGACCCACGATGGCGACGAGCGCCAGACCGAACAGGATGATCGTTCGCGTCTTGGGATTCAGCTTGGCGAAGCCTTCAGCCGCTTGACGCAGCAAGTTCATCAAGCTGAAGATCACTGGAATCAGCGGAATGAACGCCTTCGCCAGCGAGTTCTTCATGGAGTTCGTCATGATGTCCCACTTCTTGGGGGACGACTCCAGAACCTGCATCAACTCCTTGTGGTACTGCGCCTGGTTGCGAATCGGATCGTTCGCAGCATCCATCGCCTTGGCGAAGTATCCCGTCGAAGACGCCACATCAGTCATCAAGATGTCGAAGCGCGAGACCTGCCAGCGGGACGCAATCGTGCTGGACGCAATTCCTCTCTGAGCGGTGGAGAGACCATTCCATTCGTCAGCCAGCATCTTGATCTTCTGGGTGGCGGTCGCCCCCAGCCACGAAGGATCGGAGACCGTGAATCCGATCTCCTTCAGAATGTCCATCGTCTCCTTGGTCGGGTCTTGCAGTCGGGAGAAGATTGTCTTCAAAGCGTTACCGGCCTGAGCCGCGCTGCCCGTCGCCGGGACGAGAGCAGCAGCGAATGCACCCAATTCCTCGATCGTCACACCAGCAGAACGAGCCGAACCGCTGGCTCGCTGGAAGACCTCGACCAAGCCAGCCATCGTGATGCCGGTCTCGTTCTCGATGATGTTCAAGATGGACATCGCCTTGTGGAGTTCGCTCACTCCACCGGCAGCGTCATAGGTCGACAGACGCCACTGTGCCTGGATCGCGATCAAAGCCTGCGTAGCTTCAGTCGCATCCATCTCACCCAAGATCATGAGTTCCAAGGTGGCTCTCGTGTTCTCAGCCAATCCTCGACCCGATGAACCGGCTGACGCCCACGCCGCACCGATGTCGATCACATCCGTTTGCAGCACACCGAAGCGCGTACTCAGAAGCTCAAAGGAGTGCGATAGAGCATCGGTCTCCTGCTTCAACATGGCCTGATCTTCGCCAAGGTTGCCGTAGACCTTGCGGACTTGGGTCATCGATCTCTCGATGTCCATGTTGAACTTCATTAAGGCAGTACCGGCCATCACCAGCGGGAGGGTGAAGTTGAACGTCAACTGACGCCCGACCCAGTTCAGGTTCTTGCCGTTCTTGACCAGAGCGTTGTTCGCCAGCAGGCTGGAGAAGCTTTGCTGGGCCTTGATGGCCTGTCGCATCTTGCCCAGGTATGCGCCCATGCCAGAGGCGTTGGCGTTCAACCCCGCAGCATTCTTGTTCAACGCCCCCGCCCCGCCGCCAAGAGATTTGGCCGCGGCAGCGGTGGCAGCGAGTTGTTGCTGGGCCTGCTTCGCTGCCACCCTGACGACGATGTTGAGAGTTGCGTTCATGGTCTACTTCCTGCGAGCCTTCCGAGCCTCCATCGCCTGACGACGAGCTTTGGCCTTGTTGTTGATCCCGTCCAGCAGAACGAAATCATCAAGTAGTGCCGGATGCTGGTCGTAGATGCCGCCTGCGATTGGCAGGTGCGCCCACTTCATCGATTGGCACTGGAGGTAGAGCCTCAGGGACTCATGAACTCGACCCTCTACGGGTTTATTGTTGAAGAACGCCTCACCTTGAGCCTCTAGGACTCTTTTCCCTCGGCCTCTTTCAGCTTCTGCTCAAGCATTTCTTCGAGATCGCTGATCTGTTCGCGGATGTCCTCGACGGTGATGTCACCGAGCAGCCAGGGATTCTTCTCCCTGACATCCTTCTCGATCACGTCGATCACCTTCGGCGGTGCCGCCTCCAAGAACTTGCCCAGGTTTGCACCCGTGAAGTTGATGGGGACCAGATCCCCATCCTTGTTCTTGGTCATCAAGTTCCAACCGACGATGGCCTGCTTGAGCAGTTCGTGCCGTTCGTCGCCGGTCGCCATCTTCATGTAGGCGTCGCCGCCCTTCTGAAGGCGAACCTCACGGTTCACCTGATTCATGTACGACCGGCGAGCGCCCTCGTTCAGAACCTGATGGTCGATGTACGACTTGCCGTCCGGAAGCGTGACGCGATGGACGATCTCAAAGCCGAAGTAGTCAACCTGGGTGTACTCGTCAATCGAGACCCCGGCGTCCTTCATCGCTTCGAACGTCCGTTGCTGACGTTGACGTTCGGCCTCTTCGGCCTCGATGTCGATGTCTGTTTCCATAGTAGAGCCTCCTGTGCCCTTGGGGTTTGTTGTGAATCTGACGGATCAAGCGACCGTGGCGAAGCTGTTCTTGACGGCGGCGGTGAGGATTGGCGTTGCCGGGTTGTACCGGACGGCCCGAATCTCGATGTCGTGCTCCAGGATGTCGTCACCGCTGGGGTCGACCGAGAACGGAGCGATGATCGCGGTCGGGATGGTGATGGTCAGGTTGTACTTGGTGCCGGTGGGCGTGGTGCCGGGGATGTCCTCGTAGGAGGCGATCGTGATGACCACGTCGTCCTTGAAGGACTGACCACCGGGAACGGTGGCGACAGGACCGCCCCACATGGCCGTCTTCCACAGTGCCGAGTCGTTCGGTCGAATCGTCACCGACATCGTGACCTCACGACGCTTCTCAGTGATGTCACCCAAGAACAGCGAACCAAGGCGGAAGTCGTCGTCTTCGATGTTGTTGTTGATGTCGAGCGAGAATGACTTGGCCGGAAGGTTCGCGCCGTTCCAGGCGACGCCGATGTTCGTACCGACGATGAGCGGGCTGGTGTCACGCCGCTGACTGACGAGCGGCGTCGCCGTCGTTGACGCCTGCGACAGACCGATCAGGCCAACCGTGCCCATCAGGTAACCGTTGGCGTCGGCCTCCAGGTGCAGCGTGTTGATCTTGCAGTCGGTGTACTTGAAGACCTCAAACGAGTTCGTGATCTTCTCTTCCACCGAAATCCACGGGATCGCCGTGGTGTCGGCCGGGGTGATGCTGTGCGTGAATCCGGTCGTCGCCGTCCCGGTCGGTGCGGCCTTGGTGCCAAGTGCGCCGTAGAGCAAGGTGCCGATCGACTCCATGCGGGCGTACACGTCGTACTCGCCTGAGAAGGAAATCGGTCCAAGCTGGGCGTCGGGAATGTCTCGCGATCCACCGATCTCCGGATCGGGAATCAGAAGTTCACGGTTGCCGCCCATTGCCCCCGAACGGGTATACAGGAACACACCTTGGTTGGGGGCGACCGCGCCGGGATCGGAGTACGTTCCCTTGACGGCCTGAGTACGGATGCCGACATGACCGGCCTGTGCGATGAGTCCCATTCAGATCACTCCTTGTTGGCTTCGGCGGCGGCTGCTGCCTGGCGGTCGGCTTCGGCTTGGGCTTCGGCCTCGGCGGCGGCTGCGGCCTCGGCGTCCTTGGCGGCGGCGAAGGCCTCTTCGTCTTGCTCTGCCTGCGTCTTGACGTTGGCAGCAGACTCGTCGGCCTCCTTGAGAGCGCGGAGTTGCGCCTCCAGCGACATCTCTTCGGCCGCGAGAGTCTTCATCTCGTACTCCAGGTTGGCCTCAGACGTGGCGACGGCTTGCTGAACTCTGTACTCAGCAATCTCCTCACGGAGAGCGTCGATTCGCTCGTGCTTGGCATCGATCTCTTCACGGGTTGCCATAGTCGCTCCTAATACTTCGTGATTTCCGTTGTAATGATGAACTCGGTCTTGCAGAGAAAGGTGAAGCCGATGCCAGTCCTACCAACCATGAACTCTTGTCGGAGAACATCGTACTTCTTCACCCTTTCCACACTTCCCATGAAGGTCTCGGTCAATCCGCCCAAAGTTACATGGAACTGCTCGTCCCGGTACAGTATTGCCCGAATGGCCTTGGAGTCGATCGAGTAGACGCGACGCCCTTCGATGGCGTCACCGTGGATGATCAAGTTGTGAATGGCGAGGTTGTAGACCGATTCGTAAGGCTCTCTGTTGCCCATACCGATCAGCTTCTCATCCGGGTTCGCCACCCACGTCGCCGGGAACACACCGATCGTCCGATTCGGATCGGTCGGATTCAGCGGTCGGCCGACGATCGTGTACTCGCCGTCGTAGTTCAAGTTCCTGTTGAGCGCGTCAAGAATCGGCTCGATGAACCCCATCGGAAAGAGGTCGGCAACCATCAGACCACCGGTCCCAGATTCGACAAGACGCCGATGAGTTGCATGATGTGCGACATCAACGACGCCATGATCTGCTTCTCATCGTTGGCCCCGATGGCAAGCACGGGACGCGGAGGGGTATGACTGACATCACCGAAGAGCGGGTTGAACTCGCTTCTGCCTTCCTGGGCAGTCTGGATCTTTTTCTGCATGACTTCATCACCCATGTCGCCAGGGATGGTCAGCGTCGCCCCCAGCGGATCAGTCTCGATCTGATGGTTCCCCACCAGCCACTCCATCATCTCGCCAGTTCGTTCGTTGATCGCAAAGTCGTCGTACTGGCCCATCGAGTGACGGATGCGAAGCGTGCTCTCCTGCAATGGAAGCCAGTCCACCCCATCGGTACCGTTGTAAGCGAATCGCTCAACGATCTTGTCAGCCAGGTAAGGCTGGACGCGTCGCTCCATCCAAAGCACAAGTTGCGGAGGGCTCACAGCCAACTCCGACATCGTCAGAAGCTGCTGAACAGAAGTCTGATCAACCTTTACTTCAAAGATTCCTCGCTGGTTGACAGTGACGAAGCCAGCAACCATCAGAACTCCCCTGGATGCCAGTTCTCCACAGGGAAGTCAAGGTTCGCTGGCGTCATGAAGTTCAACTCAAACATCCGGACGCCACTCATCTCGTCCCGCACCAGAGCGCCGGGGACGCGAGCCAGAGGATCAGCCACTTCTGCGTCAGCGATCTCTCCTCGGGCGTTGCCGTCGCCGTCGACGCGCTCCGCCCCGACAAGGATGACATCGCTGTTGGCGATGGCCATCAACTCCATCAACCCTTCCTTGACGAGTTGAAGGCCATACGCGTGCACAGAAGTCTCACTCAAAGCTGCCGTAGCCGCCATCAAGATGCGGCCCGAACACAGCTTGCGATGAATGGACTTGAGGAGCTTGCCCTGACTGTTCGGCAGGGTGTCCACGTTGACGGGGACGACGTAGATCACGCCCAGCTTGGAATCGATCTCATCCTGGGTCATGTCCAGGTATTGCTGGGCGTTGATCGTTGAGGGAAGGACGTTCGTCAATTCCCCGATCAACAGATCATTTACTTCGACGTAGGACATGACCCCTCAAGGCTCACGCCTCGGCAGCGGCGATGGCGTCCACCAGTTCGTCGTGATCCATCGAGGAACGACCGGAGATGTTGAGTTCCGCGGCCCTGGTGCGAAGCTCCGTCAGGGTCATGGCGTCGAGGTCTTCCTCTTCATCCAGCCCCTCCTCCTCTTCGGCCGCGTCCTCCTTGGAAGCGACGTTGGAGGACTCCTTGGTCGGGTAGTAGTCGGTCCACTCCCCCGGCTCCGCGACGGCGCAGTTCGCCTCGTTCTCCAGCATGGCCTCCTTGGTCTCGTCCATCGGACCAGGGTCGCCCACCGGATAGGCAGCGTTCTGGTAATCGGGATCGACCCCGACGTAGACGCTGTCCTCGTTCACTTCGTCGGTGGTCTCTTCGACATCACTCATTGGGATTCTCCTGTCAGAACGGGAAGGTGGATCACGGAATCACGTCCATGGTGAAGGTCAGTTCCATCAGCGGGAACACAGGGAAGGCCTTGATGCCGGTGCCTCGGTTGAGACCCCACGGATCTTTGGTCTCCTGCTCCCACTCGTAGAAGCCGCTCTGCCAGTTCCCCTCGGGGTGCGGGCTGGTGAGCATCCGGCCGAGACCGAGTTCGTTGCCGATCTCGGCAACGTCGGCGGCGCTGGGGAGGAACAGCACACGGTTCGCCGGGAAGAACCGGGTGTTGGTGATCGTGGTGCTCCCGACCGGACGCGTGCGGTACACGGCGTCGTAGGTCTGGAACTGCACACCCGTCGCCCGCTCCACGACCGCCAGGGCCGCTGCTGGCCCCCAACCATCGAGGATGTAGTCGAGGTCGACGGGACCGCCACCGGACGTGTTGACCATGCCCGAACGGGCAATGAACCGGCTGCTGTTCTGGAGCGAGTTGATCACCTTGCGACCGGCGATCGCACGACTCATGCGAATGCCGTAGGTGTCGAACATGAAGTCCTGCACCGCCATGATGTCAGCGATGGGGTCCGACGTGGTCGTGCTCCACAGGCCACCGGCCGGAACCTGGGCCTGCTGGCCTGCGGGCCGTCCGTAGTTGATGCCGAAGCTGATCTTGCCGTCGTCGTAGGCGATCTGCCCCGTGCTCATCGCGGACATCGTCAGCCACTCCAGGCGGTTGTCGATGCGGCGACGGCGGAGCTTGTCCTCACGAGCCAACTTGGCGTTGAAGTCGGCAACCATGTTGCCGACGGTCAGCGGTGCAAGCACGTTGGCACCGAGAGTCGACTCCACGAGGAGGCTCTCACGGTACTTGGTGACATCGCTGGCCGAGTAGTGATCCTTCTGCGCCCAGTCCACGACGGACGCACGGCCCTGGCCTCCGAAGAGCAAGTCCTTCTGAGCCAGTTCCGATTCGGCGTCCTCGGCGCGAGCCGCAACGAGACCGTCGGTCAGACCCTTGGCGTAATCGAAGATCACGTCATCGGACGACACGTCCAGGAAGGGGAAGAGTTGGAGGCCGATGTGATCGAGCGGTGGGCTGATCTCACGGATCGTCCCCAGTGAGACTTCCTTGCGGACCAGCCGGTCTGTTGAAGTTGGCATGTTCTTCTACCTCACTTGAAGATCAGTTGGACTTGCGTGAGGGCCAGAATGGCATCACGCGTGGCGTTGGACAGTGGAATCGGAGCACCCGCAGCGTTGTACTCGATGCACCACGCCTGCACCACGGTGGCCTCGTAGGTCACGGCGATGTCGACATCACGCTCCAGCAACATCCATGGGACGAAGGTGTCAGCGACACCGACGATGTTGGCGGCGGTCTGACGACCGTCCGTGGCTCCAGCCTGGAAGACACCGTACTTGCCGGTGTAGGTGCCGGATGTGATCTTGGCGATCACCGTTCCCGGCTGGAGAATCTTGGAAGCGTCGGTGCCTCCCGTGACGGTGCCGGTCGCGGCACCCGTGGTCACGTCGGCGTTGATGCGCTCAAAGGAGAACGTGGTGGCCGAACCGACCGCCGAGACCGTCCGCTTGCCATCGAAGACGGCGTTGCTGATCGCCACGACGACCGTGTCCCCCACGCCGAACCCATGCGGGGTGGCCGTCGTGATCGTGGCGACGTTCGACGTGAGCACCCGGTTGGTCGCCGTGCGGACGTTGCCGTCCACCGTGCTGGCCGGGAACACCGCTGAAGCGATGGTCGCACTGTCCGTCTTGATGTCCTGAGTTGAACGCAGGTATGCGTTCTTCCCGAACGGCGTGCGAGCCGCCTTGTTCGCAGTGAAGCTTGGCATGTGATCTTCTCCTTACTTGGAAGACTGAAGGGTCTGGAGTTCGATGAACGAGGGCTTCGTCTTCAGTTCATCCTCGGAAATCCCGGTCGCTCGGTGGTTGGCCACGATGCGCTGGAGAACGCTGATGTGATCTGCCTTGTCTTCGGCAGCCGGGGGCGTACCCCCGTCGCCCAGATCGTGCTTTCCGAACAGGTTGGCCGGGGCCATCCCTTCAAAGCCCGCCTTGAACGCCGTGAACTGACCGGCGTCCATGGTCTTCACGAGACCGTGGAAGGCCACACCCTGTGGCCCGGTGATGACCTTGCGCTCGACCAGATCGTCCACGAACCCGGCGCGGGCACTGTCGATCGATTCGGTGCGGAAGGTCTCCAGTTCCGTGATGTGCGCTTGCACCAGGGCGTGATCGCTGACCTCACGACCATCGAGTCGGAACGACTGCACCTGGAACTGGGCGTTGCCGTGAGCACCCACCAGGGTGGACTGCGGCGGGACCGGCTGAGTGGTCGCGGGCGGCGGCTCCACTGGCGGATCGGCAGGCGGGGTCGCAGGCGGATCGGCAGGCGGGGTCGCAGGCGGATCGGCAGGCGCGTCGGATGCCTTGGGGTCTGGAGTCTTCGTGTCTGTTGGCATATCTTCTCCTGAGTTGGCAATTCGGTAGAGTCCTTCGACTGCCGGATGATCCACGAAGGCGAGCCCAAGAACGACTGGATCATACTTGGTTCCGTCATTCGCGACGTAGGCACCGATCTCGATGGACCGGTTGCGCCACTTCTTGGTATCCCACTTGGCCTTGTCTGCCTCGGAGACGAACTCCCAATCAGCAAACAGGAAGTCACCGAACCGACGAACGGCGGTGAGGTACCCCACCACGTCCTTCACCGACTGGGTGTGGTCTTCTCGCAGTGGCACGTTCGGGACGATGTTGCTGTCCCTCAACTTGTAGAAATTCTCGACAGCCAGGTCGAGATCATCTGCCGTCCAGACTCGCGTCTGACGATTCATCGAAGTGAACGTGCCTGTCCGGAAGATCTTCTGATCGCGCACCTGCAAACCGCTGTCAGCGGTCACAGCGAGATCAAGATCGGAGAACCCGAACTGGGTCGCTCCTTGTATTCCGGTCATGGGCAGCGATGATATACCCAAGACCCCGGTACCGATCCAGCATTGGTCACCGCGGCTTGCCAATCTCCATCGGCTGGCCAAGTTTGATCGTCCAGACTCGTTTGCATTCGCGGCAGACGATCTCCACTTTTCCGCCGATCGCCCGCATGTCCAAGAGACTGCGCTGCCCCTTCATGTGACGAACATGGACGAACGGAACACCGTCCTCGATCCCACACTTGGCAAGCAAAGGAGTGCGGGAGCATTCGCAGCGAATCTCCTGAGGGGCCGACCATTCAGCCATTCAGCTTGCCGCCAGAGCCTGGACGCCCCACCCCTGCTGGAGTGTTGACCACCCGCTCTGGACGATCCCGAACACGAAGATCCGGCGCGTTGGGGTCGACGGGGTCGCCCGGTGCAGGCTTGTTCTGCACCTGTCGGACTTCCTTGAGCGTCATTCCGAGAGCCATTCCGAGTTGATCGATGTCGGGCATCAACTTGCCGCCCGAGATCAAGCCAGTGACGATGGCGCGAATCGTCTCGATGTTGTCCTTGCCCAACGGGCGAATCTTCCACTCCACCCGAGGAGCCTTCTCACTGAAGTTGTAGTTCTTGATCCGCTGAAGGATGTAGGGGTCGATGTATTCCTTGATGTCCATCGCCATCGCGTTCAGCGACCACAACCAAGTCTGCGTGTGCTGGACACCGAGATTCAGCGACCCGTGCTCACCCGATCGCATCAGCAGCATCGGCGTGAAGATCGACAGGCTGATCTCCTCGTCCAACCGGGCGAGATACCGCTCAAAGTCAGCACCCCGCATGTTGGACTCAAGGTAACTGATGTCGTAGGTGTATTCGCTTTGAACCGAAGCCGAGGGGTCGCGGTCTGACGGCAGGGTGACGGAGCCACCGGAACGCAGACGCGCCAAGGCTTGTTCGATGACCTGCTTGCCGGTCAACTCGATGTCGGCACCGGTCTCGTCCTTGAACTGGAACTCCTCTTGAAAGGGAGCACGACCAATCGGGGTGGGCTCACCGAATCGCTCAAAGTACCGGTTGGAGAACAGGTGGATGAGAAGCGAGAAGTACCACGGAGCGAAAGCGGCCTCCAGGAGCTTCCGTCCGTAGTAGTTCCCGTGTTCACGCAGAAGCGGATACCACAGGGTGTGCTCCGGAGGCACTGGATATCCGAGACCCACCTTGCTGATGCCGTCGTAGACCTTGATCTTTGGTGGGAGGGTGTTCGCTCCGGTCACGTCCTGCGGTCGCGGTCGATAACTGCTGGGAACTTCCTTCCAGTTGACCGATGCCTGGCTCGGATGAATGTCCTTCACCTTGTCAATGAAGACGTTGGCACCGTTGTTGGCGTTGTCCCATTCCAGCACCATCGGTGAGAAGCCGGCCCAGTAAGCGGTTGAGATTCCGCGGATCAACTCGGTCCAGATCAGACGGAGGTTCTCCTCCACGAGATCAGCGATCTTCTGGTCTTCGCACTCGACGTACCAATCGCACTGGTGGAGCATGAAGGCCATCAGCGACAGCGAAGCGTTGACCTGTGGGTGCGTCCGCATCTCCGAGAAGTCAGCGAGCGTCAGCTTGCTGGTGTCGAACATGATGGCCGGGAGGCCCATGAAGGACTCCCAGTTCCGAATCGCTCCCTGATCGAACGACGCGCCCAGCGCGGGTGCATCAGCTTTCTTGTAATAGAAGATTTCGCTCATGTCACTGCCTCGGTGGTGGTCGCCAGATCATCGGGTCGGTGCCGATCCTTGGCGGGATAGGCGCACGAGCCGACATCCCTGAGAACGCGGGGTGAGCACCAAGCATGGCATGACTGCCATTCATATCAGACGACCCCCCCTGGCTGTCCCCCATTGAAGGGTCGAAGGAACGACTTCGATGCAGTCTGGTCTCACCCATGATGCTCGACACGGTGCAGGCGATGGCGTCCGCAACGTCCTTGGAGCCGTCCGGGGGATGATCGATCTTCATCCCCTCATCTTGGAGTTGCGACAGTTCCTTGTAGACGATGTCGATCAACGACATGTCACTGATCGAGGACGGAACCAGATACGGCGGGATCGCCACCCGATCCTCCACGATGGCGTCGTGCAGGTCGTAGTAGGGGAGCGTGCTCTTGTCGGCTGAGATCACTTCGGTGAGGATTCTCCGTCGACCGAACTGCTGGCGCATATCCGTGCTCTGGAATCCATCGGTACTGATCTTGACGATTCGGAACTTGCGCTTCTGTTGCAAGTCGTAGATCAACTGGCGAATGTCGCCCAGGAATATCTCCCGCCCCGGAGGAGCCTGAATCCGCATCACCAAGTCGAAGGTGATGAACGGCTTGCGATCTCCATCCACCTTGATGATCTCGGAGACGTGGGCAATGGCCAGACCCAGTGCGTCCCCGTCCTGAGAGAAGGCGATGTCGATGTGGCCGACACGAGGAACCGAGTTGTTGGCGATCAAGTCATCGTGGAACCTGTTCTTGGAATCCACGGGGATGAAGTCTCCGTACCGGGCGACGTAGAGCTTCCGGGCGTCATCAATCCGTGATGGATCGTGGAACAACGGCGAGTTGACGGCAGGCGGTCGGCCCGCCAGGTCGCGGAGAGCCTTCTGCGGCGAGTTGAGGAAGTCCCGCTCGTAGACCTTGGGAACTTCCAGAACGTGCTCCGGGAACCCCTGGAGGCGAGCCAACTCCATCGTCGTGAACTCGTACCGCTGGGCGTCGTACCAGAACGAGTCCCGGCTTCCGTCGGGACGCAGGTACTTCTGCCACCCCATCGATTCCCAGATCGTGATCAGGCTCGTGTAGGCGTGGGGATCGAGCCGCATCTCCCGGTACATCTTGGCAGCGAAGCCTGCCGACTTCTTCATCTGACCGATGACGAGGAGGAATCCACGGTTGTCGAAGCGCGACGTGATGCGGCCATGGATCGTGGTGTAGCCCTGTTCGGCGTAGTCCTTGTTCTTGGTGATCTTGTGCGAATCGGCCTCATCCAGAATCCCACCCAAGATGTTGTAGCCCTCAAAGGTGGTCTCGGCGGAGTCGCCGGGGATGATCCAGATGTTCTTCTGGTCGAAGCGGAACTGCGTCTTGAACTGCGGGTTGTACGGGTAGTTGATCCGGAACCAGGGCGAGTGATCGATACGAGCCTTGATGTCACCGAACACGACTTCCTTCGCCTGCGCCTCGGAAGTCGACATCTGCATGAAGGCGATGCGGCTTCCCGGCAGGAGATTGAAGTACTCCTGGGGGTCTTTCAAGCAGAGCACCCAGTGGGTCATGTAGGGAATGACGATCGAGGCCAGCGTCGTCTTTCCGACCCCGATCGCACCCGTGAAGATAGCCCGCTCGTACTCAGCGATGCGCTCGGTGTTGGTCTCCAGCCCGAACAAGTCCATCAGGATGTCCTTCAGGCTCTTGCGGACCAACCGCTCGATGTTCAGATAGTCGGGACCAAGGAACTCGTAGATCGACGCGGGCCGCTGCTCAAACTCCGGATGATCCTGAAGCCACTTGAACTCAGCCTTCTGGCGCGCATCACCCGTAAGTAAACTAATCAGGGTCACTGTAGGAAGCCTCGATCGCCGTTCGGTGGACCGGAGGATCATCACCGCGGATGATGGCTTCAACTTGTTCCTGTGTTGCCTCCTCTGGGGAGATTCCGTGCTGCTGGAGGATGGAGACGACTCCAGCCATCACCTGTTGCGGCGTGGCTGCGGCGACGGCACCGGCATTGGAGTTGTGGATGCCGACGTTGACCCGCGTCCCCGACATCTGACCGGCGATCTGCGGGTCCAGGAGCCGTGCCATCTGGATCGCCCGATCGAAGACCGAGTTGGCGAGCGAGGTCACGGCCGGTGAGACCTTGTAGACCCCGTTCATGTCGGCCTGCTCCTGCTCACTCGTGATCGCCTTCTCCAACCGGCTCGCGTTCGCGGTGAGGAGAGTGCTGATCCCGTCGATGATGTCGCTCACCTTGCGTGAGCCGAACTTCTCCGACAACTTGAGTGCTTCAGTACCGTCCACGATGCAAATTGCTCCTGGTCGAGAGTATGGACAACGGCTTGCGGCGCTGCAAACGTCGCATATCCACTTGTCGTTGAGATTCGTCAGCTTGGGTCGATACTTTGAGAGTACAGGCTTCCAATCCTCATCGGCATCATCCCAATCAGCCGAGTTCGGGTCCATATCCGGATGCCGCCCGGAGAACGCGTACATCCGGTCCTGGTTTCGCGTGATCCACAGCAGTGACTTGAGGTTGAACTTCCAGGTGTAACGAGCGAGTGCCCTGCGATCCTTGAGTCGCCGGAACTCCACCAGCGATTCTCCGATCAGCCTGGCCCACTTCACATCGGCCTGACCGCCCTTCGACCACTTGCCATTCGGGAGCAACAGCACCGGTCGTCCATTACTCCACTCCAAGGTCACCGGATGATCAAAGGCGTCGATAGACATCCCCACCGTGCGCTGCACGCTCTTGCCGCCGTGCATGTGAAACTCGATGTGTGGATACTCCCGCTTGAGGTTAGAGACGTAAGCCATCATCTGTTGCCACTCAAGGCGATCATTCGGCGGATTGCGGATCAGAATCTTGTAAGCCTGACCCTTGACGGCGAGGTATGGGACTTCGTCACCCCAGAACGTGCCGACGGTCTCCCCAGCTTCTGGATAGTGCTCACATAGACGCTTCAAAGATGGGAATGTGTCGTTCTTGGCCGACCAGGACGGGTACGCAGCAACCGGCTTGCTCCAACCGTGCTTGTGATCGAACAGAAGTGAGACGCGAGCCCCGTACTCGACCAGGAGAGCGTTCCACGGACGCCCTCGGGAGTGGAACTCAATCGACTTCTTGGGGTCGATCGCCAGGTTACGCTTGAACTGATACGTCCTCTGTGGAAAGACGAAGTTCTCGATGCCGTAGTCGAAGCAGATGTTGATGTGGGGACCAGGGGTGTTCACCCACAGCACAGACTCGTTGACCCAGGGGCTAAGTGCGGAATCGCTTTCCTGCGTAGAAGTCATCATACTTGTATTTCTTGTTGTTGGACTCATAGTACGCGGAGAAATCCCCGGTCGGCGTCAACAGGTAAGTCCGACTGCCATCCGGACCATCCAGGAGCGTCACCTGAACCACCGTGTGGTCGATCTGCATGAGATCGAGCGCACGCTTCCGAACCTCTCCGTCCGCCTCTTTCCAGAAGCGAGTCGTCCTCAAAGAGCGGAGTTCAGGCCAGCGCCCTTTCTTGTCATACTGCTCCTGAAGCCACTTCTCAATTCTCTCCGCGAGAAAGTCCTTATCGGACTTCGTAGGCGTCTTGACGTACTTTACCATCGAGGACGCACAAGGGATGGTGTAACTGGATACGAAGTGGTACGCCGCGTTCACATGCTGTGGCTCCACCAACGGTGAGTTCTCGTTCACCGCCAATAGGAATGCAAACCGACAAACCTGATGCTCCCAGCGGGCGAACATCGGGCTGATCTTCTGAATCGTTCCCATTCTGGTCCGCACCGGATGATTCATGATCAATCGCTTTGAATCATCGGAGAACGGAATCAACCGCTTCCTGTTCTGGCAGTCCTTCCACATCCGCTCATACATCTTCACATACGGTGGATCAGGATCGTAGGACTGAGCATCGAGAATCGATCGCTCACGACGACCCCGTCCCATGAAGAAGATCATGCGATTGAAGAACCCCGACACAAGATCAGCCTTCTCAGCCAACGTAGCGAGAGCATCATTTTGCGTCAGGAATGTCCCCGTGAAGTATGTATCACGAACATCGCGGTGCCCACCCGTCAGCGAATAATCTTCCGCCACGACCTCGGGTTCATCCTTTGACTTGCAAAAATCATGAAAGGTCATCACTCGTTGCTTGATGTGCTCGCCACCCTGCCGACGTGATCGAGAAATGAAGGTCGCCAATTCATCTTCGACATACCAGGCGTTGGTGGGAATCTCTTTCTTGACTTCTGGATCGTTGATGTCAACAATCTCAGTCTTGATTTTCGCAAGCAGAGCCTCCGCTGACGCCACGCTGGTGATGTGTTTCACCCCCATCCCAGTAGCGCGATCCCACTTGGCTCCGGTTGCCTCCTGGATCAGATGAGTCAGTCGCTTGGTTGCGATCGACTTTCCTGTTGCCGAATCACCGATCAGCACCGCCAGCGTGGACCCCGTCAGCGTCCCGTAAGAGAATGATGTGGTGGAGTGACTGCAACTGATGCCAATGGCTTGTAAGCCTAATCCGATGAAGAACTCCTGGGGAATCCACGGAAGTTCGGACTCGGCCTGCTCCATCCAGGAATGGAAGAAGGTGCCCTCGGGTACGTCGAGATCGTGCCAGTCGAAAGACGGAAGGTTATTGATATCGAATAAGGCATCGATCGCATCTTCGTCCAACTCGTCATCGAGTTCCAGGCCGCGCAGCATCTCGTCGCTTGAAATTGTGATCGGCTCCGTGGCCTCACTTGATGCGGGCACGGACGGCTCGTAGAACTCAGCGTAAGTGACCGGGCCATCCTCCGTCTGCTCCGTGATCTCCATCGGCTCCGGTTGCGCCCGCTGTTCCTCAGCAACGACAGCGTCCTTGTCGAGTTGGTTGGAGGCCCAATCTTCCGTTCTCGCCTCTACATACTGGCCACCATCGCTTGTAGAGACGATTGTTATCCCCAATTCGTCGGCCATCTCCTTGATGATTCGGGAGAACTCCGGTGATCGGTGGAATTGGGTCGGCTGGAGATCGTGCCTGGCCGCTGCGTAGAAGTCGATTACGTCGCCACCGATGGTGCATTTCCCGCAGTACCACGTCTGCTTACTTGTGTTCACCCAGGCACTCGGATCGTGGTCGACGTGATCGGAGAACGGACACCTGACCTTCACGCCCTCAGTGCGGTTGTCCTTGATGCGCGCCTGTGGCTTACCCCAGGTCCGCACCGCCTGGATGATCCCCACCCGCTGCTTGATCTCTGAGACGTAGTCCGGACCTTCGTAGACCTCGTCCGGGATGTCGTCCTGGAACTGCTCCGGTACCTCGATCGCCTCGGGTCGGGACTCGGGCTGATTCTGTTGCTGTTGTTCCGCCAACTGCGCTTGTTTGTTGAGAGCGACGACCTGATACTTGACCATTTCGCCGTCGGGCATCACCCGCTCTTTGCGTTCCTGGCGAGCCGTTGCGTCATCGGGATGGAGGATCAGAAGGAGTTCGTCAATGACCGCTTCCGTTACCTCACCGGCGTCGAACCGGGAGACGAGATCATCAAAGTTCATGGGACAAGGCAGTCCCACTTCAAGTCAAGCGTGTTGGCCTGCAAACGGAGCGCATCCATCGAGGAGAGCTTGCGGAGACCCCAGTTCGGTATCTGGGGCAACACGGGATTCAGCGCATAAGTTCTCATCCCGCGCTCGTGCATCCCGAACGGCAGGCGGATGAGGTTGCCCAGAGACTCGGGGTCTTTGAGGGCGTCTTGCTTTGGGAAGACTTCAATTTCAACACTTGGATTCCCCTGATGATTTTGATAGAAGCTCTCGCTTCTGCGAGCGAACATGGGTATTCCGTCCATGACCGAATGGGCCATCGCCCTCGCCTCGGAGGCGGGGACCAGATGACCGAACGGCACAAAGACGTGTGCGCCTCCCCCTGTGATGATGATCGTACACGTCAGGCTCAGAGCCTCCCAGACCTCGCGTTCGATGTAGTGAACGGTCGAGCGGACCAACGAGCACGCCCATCGATGGGCGGGGCTGTGCGGATTGTGGAGAGCTTCCTCAAGGTTCCCATGATGCTGAATCTGCAAGTCCAGTTCGCCGTCGACTGGCGGCTCGTCCTCGCGGACGCTGGAATCATCACCGATCAGGAAGTAATCTGCATCATCTTTCAAGTCAACATCGAACGCCACGCAGCGCACCATCGAATCGGGATCGAGGAGATAGGCACCCAGGCAGCGGTCATCGAACAGGTGTCGTCGGAAGTCATCCAACGTGAACTTTGTGCGGATGGCGCACCACTCGCCGTTGCGGAACACGGCCTTTGCGTCGCGCCGTCCGATGAACAGCATTCCGAAGAGTTTGGAAGTCTCCCTCAGGAGGAGTTCGTTGCGGGTCAGTGGTTCGTCAGCCACGATGGTGAGCCTTTCGGGGTTGGGTGCGGGTCAGCGACCGTACTGCACCAGGCAGAACGCGCGCAACCCCGGAAATGGTTCGACCCCGATCCGGCTCCTCGGCTGACGAAGGCTTCAGAGTTGTTCCGGAGCGGGGTCGAACACGCACCCTGACCGGCCGTGGTGGCACATCAGAAGCGAGAACGATACAGAGTCTTAACCGATACGTCAACTCGGATCAGCGAAGTGTCGGAATGTCGTCATCTGGTGGATCGAACTCTTCCACTGGATAAGGCTCGTCGGTTGCGAGCCTTGTCCAAGTCACCGTGTTCTCGGGTGTCGGGTAAGTCCCGGTGTGCAGCGTGAGCTTGCCCTCTCGGGCGATGGCCTCGGTGATGCGAGCACGGCCACCCAGTTGAGCGCGGCCTTCCAGCCGCGGCGCAGAGTTCGGGGACGATGATTCCCAGCCATCCCTCTCCGAACGCTTGGCGAATTCGACCACGACCCGGACGATCCAGGCGTTGACGCTCAGGTTCTCCCGCTTGGCGGCGTCCTTGATGAGATCATCGAAGTTGTCCGGATAGCGAACCATCCGAACCTTCGTATCAGTATCCGACGGTGGCGCTTCTGGCGCTTCGGCCAGTGGCGGATCGAAGGTGATGGCCGGTTGTTCCGGCTGGGCGCGAGCGAGATGAGTCATGGCAGGAACCGCGCAATCACGACCATGACGGTGATGAGTCCGACCATCAAGATGAATTGATTGCGAGTGCTCATCGGCTCTCTGGGCTTGTGCTCTTGGTCAGGAAGCATGTCGGTCAATTGGAAGCTCCTTCAGTGACGTAGTCGATCTCTCTGTCGACTTCAAATGTGGCTCGGGCCGGAATCCAGAACTTGCCCGCGTACTTGCCGAACAAGAGCCCGCGATCGAACGCTGGTCCGTAGTGGGCGTAGTGGCCCCTTACAAATCCTTGGGGCACTCCAGCGATGTGGTCGTCGGTGTCATCCTTGTGATACCGGTAACTCTTGTTCGTCTTCTTGATGACGATCTTCTTGGGGTTGACGCCGAGTCGCTCCAGGCGTCTACGTTCCGGTCGCTTGCGTTGTGGCGTGACAAGTTCGACGTTGCTGCATCCGGCCAACGTGTACGTCTGGAACCAGATCAACATCGCGTTCTGATAAACGTAAGCGGTCGACTCCTGAGTGTCCTCTCCGAAGTCGTAGAGGGCGGTCCAGCGAACATCACCCAAGGTGCCGTCGGCGTAGACGGCCACGTCCCAGCGGTACAACGGGCCGATGGTCTCGATCGGCTGGCCCTTGGAGTTGCGACCACCAGCCCACAGGACGCCGACGAAGCGATACCGCACTGCGGCCCAGTCGACCTCGTTCTCGGTCTCCCACAGGTACGGCGGTTGGGACTTGTCCCACTCCCTCAATTCCCAGTGGTCTTCCTCTTTGTCGATCGAATAGGTCTGGATGACGTAGACGTTGCCAAGCTGATTGACGTAGCCGATCAAGGCACTTTCCCAGACGGGCAGCAGTCGGTACTCGTCGTACAACTTCACGGCTGGCCCGTTGATGATCTGGTCGTACATCGAAGTGGCGTCGATGATCTGGCAGGGATACTCGTTGATGAGTTCGATCAGGCTCATGTGAACCTTCCGCATCTCATTCGCAACTTCACTTTGAGCAGCAGACCGCGACGGGTCCACCACACGGTTGGCCTTCAGATCGCGGACGACCTTGGCGATTGCTTCACTCATGGAGTTCTACTTCCTCGCTGGACGAGTTGCTGGAACGCATGACTTGCCACCAATGGGACAAGGCCGTTGCCGCCAAGGTGGAGGGCGTCAACCAGCCCATCGGGACGCCCATCAGAGATTCGATGAACCGAGGGTTCAGGTCCGCCGTCTTCGATCCATACCTTCCATTCGGCGCTGTCGTCGGGTCGAGGGGGGAATGTCCGAAGTCCCGGAAGACCCGGTCGAACAACGTGGAGTTCGTGGCCTTCTTGTTCGGCGCTCCCTGTGAGGAGACGCTCCCAGTCGGAGTGGGCCACTGCGACAAGCCAGAACCGCTCGCGATGGTGAGGGGCACCAACATCTTGCGCGGAATACATACCCCATTCCGCATCGAACCCGAGGTCGGCAAGGTCGGAGAGGACGTAGGAGAGCCCATACCGAACCAGTCCGGGCACGTTCTCCAGGAAGATGAATCCCGGTCCCACATCACCGATGATTCGGGCAATGGAAGGCCAAAGCCACCGGTCGTCTTCGACTCCTCGTCGGGCACCGGCAGTGGAGAACGGCTGACACGGAAAGCCCGCAGTGATGATGTCCACACATCCACGCCATGCTGTGCCATCGAAGGTCTCGATATCGTCCCACAGAGGAGCGCGATCCAAGATCTGTTCTTCCATCCTCGCCACGAGAACGGCTGCTGCGTAGGAATCCCTCTCACAACGACCCACGGTTCGTATGTCGAGTCCGGCCAGTCGGAGTCCAAGTTCGAAGCCGCCGTATCCGTCGCATAAGCAGAGGGTTCGTAGAGCCATGTCATTGCTTCCCGTACTCCAGTACAAGTATCTCGTGATACCTTAATCGCCACCTGTTGGCAGCTTCTGTCCATTCGTGGGTTTGCTCTTCCCAGTTGCCGCCGCTGACGTTGGCGATGATGCCCCAAGCGGATTCCAGGGCACCAAGTAATTCGTCGCGTTGGTTCAATGTCGGTACTGCTCTTCGTTGTAGGGCTCAAACGTGGCGTTGAACTCCTCGGGGTGCATCGGTCGCCACTCGTCGGTGGACAGGAAATGCACGAGATAGTCGTCCACGAACAAGCGTTGTTCGATCCCCTTGTGGTACATGCACATGTAAGCGGGCATGGAGTCCTGCCAGCCCTCCTCGTACTCGATGATGGCGTTGCAGTTGGTGACCCAGGAGGCGATATGGGCAGCTTGTTCCTCGGAGCCGTCCCACTGCACGGATTCCAGGCCGGGAGCGACGATGTACTGCACCTTGTCAGGGACGATCGGTTCGACTTGGGGTCCGGTGGGCGGCATTCCCGGCACGGACGGCGGTTGGATGACGATCGATTCGGTACCGGGCGGGTCCGGGGGGAGATCAGGCGGATCGGGATGATCGAACGGCGGCGGAACAGGGGGCGGCGGTTCGGTCGCGGGCTCTGGTGGCGGATCGGTGATGGTCATGACTTGACCTCCGTACCGGCGAGGAACTTCTTCAGCAGTTGTTCGGCGCGATCCGAGTGGCAGCGGGTCCACATGACGCGCAGGGTGGCACCCTGCTTGTCCGGGTAGTCGTTCTGCCAGGTCGATTCCCAGACGCTTCCGTCCTGGTCGTTCAGCCACACGACACCGGGTTCGTTGTGGTGCGACGGCAGTACCTCCTCGGTAGTGCGGTGGCCGCGGGGTGGATTCAACCAAGTCATTACATGATCTCCAGTCTTCGGGTTGCGGAATAGAACACTTCGATGATGATGTGGCGGTGCGACACGGGCGTGATGGTCTGGATGCGGAAGCTTGCCTCATCGACCTCCATCACGACGCCGAGACAGTCGAAGTCCTCCAGCGTGTAGCGGATGCGACCGGCGACCACCATCACGTCGGCCACGACGTGGACGTGCTGCCCCCGCTTCAAGAGCGTGCCGTTCAGGGGGCTCAGTTCAGGGAGCCCGTCAGGGGGAGGCCACTCTGGAGGGGGTGGGGGTGATGGCGAGGAGGTGGGGGGTGCGTTCATCGGGAGCGCATGATATCAGATTGATAGCAGTTGTCAACTCTCACGCTCGACCGCCCGGACTTCAGATACTTCAGGAAGCCTTCAGGTACTTCCAGGAAGCCTTTTTCCTTTTCACAGGAAGTCCCCACCCCTGTGGACAACGGCCTACCGAGAGGGTTCGCGGCCACGAGTGGCAATTGACTCTATGGATCGAGTGGTTTGCAAGTGATGTGGACACAAGCGTGTTGACATCCCTAATACACATCCAGATACCCCCTAAATGTAGGGGAAAAACGTATTATCGGCAAATATAAAGCAAATGAGCAAGAGTCTGGCGTAAATCATGGCAACACGGCAACATCCTTAGTAAACCCTATATAAGTAAGAGGTTTTTGAGAGTGTTTATACGTGTTTAGGAGGGTTTTTACCCCTAATTTTCCCTGGATAAGCGTGTTGACAATCTGTGGCCGCATGATGGCAACACCGGCAACACGATGCGGACATGGGGACGCGAAAAGAGGTCGTGCGGACATAGGGATGTCCGCACGAGAGCGTTGCAGGATCTTGGTAAGTGATATCTCGTAAATGCTCTCCCTGTTGTGGCTGCTAATCCTGGAGGGTCAAAACCGGCTGTATATAGCGAAATACAAGCGGTTTGCTCTCAAAATGGTGCGTATCGGAGGGGGGAAGAGAACACGCGAAACCACCCCCATTGCCAAGTTTTTTGCCCCAAAAGCGGCGCGAATTGACTACGCGACGCGCAAGTTTTTCGCGTGGATTCTTCGGAATCGCGCCGACGCGACGCGCCGATAATGTCGGTTATCGGCGGGATCGTTTGCGCGTGCAACCTTCTCGAGGACGGCGCGACGCGTGGCGCGACGCGTGGCGCAACGCGACCCGACGCGACCCCCAACGCGGCAGGGGACGGGGTCGGGGGACGGGGGTCGTGCGACGCGCCACGCGTCCCGAATTGGAGAGTATGCGACGCGCCACGCGTCCCCGTTCAACGCGACCCCGTCCCCTGGCGCGCCGATCCCCACAACCCGACCCCGCGACCCCCGTCCTGGCGACGGCGTTGGGGTCGGGGTGAGAAACGCCGTTCCCCCGTCCTGGCGTCCCCGTCCCCTGCCACGCGACCCCCGTCCTGGCGTCCCCTGGCGCGCCGTTCGGGTCGCGTCCCCTCAGTCGAGGAGGGGAACGACCCGACCCCGACGCCGTCGCCAGGGGACGCGCCAGGG